AGCACGTATACTCAGTAGTGTGTACGTTAGTAAATTACACATAGGCTTACATAGGCATTTAATTCTGAAAGGTAAAAACACTATGGCATCATTAGCAGAAATCCGCGCAAGACTCGCAGCCGCAGAGTCAAACAAAGGCGGTCAGACAACAGGCGGCGACAACGCAATTTACCCCCACTGGAACATTGAAGAAGGCGCAAGCGCCACAGTACGCTTCTTACCGGATGGTAACAGCAAAAACACTTTTTTCTGGGTTGAACGAGCAATGATCAAGTTGCCGTTTGCTGGAATCAAAGGTGAAATGGAAAGTAAACAAGTACAAGTACAAGTTCCTTGTGTTGAGATGTGGGGCGAAGCTTGTCCAATTCTTGCAGAAGTGCGTACATGGTTCAAAGATAAGTCTTTGGAAGACATGGGCCGTAAGTACTGGAAGAAACGCAGTTACGTATTCCAGGGTTTTGTTCGAGAGAACCCACTTGGCGACGACAAAACACCAGAAAATCCAATTCGTCGATTCATTATCGGCCCACAAATTTTCCAAACTATCAAGGGTGCTTTGATGGATCCTGAGTTGGAAGAATTGCCAACAGATTTGTTGCGTGGTTTGGACTTCCGCATCACTAAAACCAGCAAAGGTGGTTATGCTGATTACAGTACCTCTAAATGGGCTCGTAAAGAGTCAGCACTAACACAAGAAGAACAAGCCGCAATTGAAAAGCATGGTTTGTTTAACTTGGCTGAATTCTTGCCCAAGAAGCCAACTGACGTCGAGCTTCGAGTCATCAAAGAGATGTTTGAAGCAAGTGTAGACGGACAGCCATATGACACTGAACGTTGGGGACAGTACTATCGTCCAGCAGGCGTACAGGCCCCAGGCGGCAGCAAGGCATCTGCAGATGAATCTGCATCTGCACCAAAAGCTACTCCAGTTGCCGCCAAGGCGGCAGAAGTTGACGACGAACCCCCTTTTGATGTAGACGAAGCTACTCCTACTCAACCAGTGCAGGTGCCCAAGACAACGTCTGCTTCAAGCGACAAGGCGCAAGATATCTTGGCAATGATTCGTTCTCGTCAGAACAAGTCGTGACATTATTCCCCTCAAGGGAATAGCTCTGTAGTTGGGCCGGCTAGAATATGGTCGGCCCTTTTTTATGATTTAAATACACACATGAGAACGATCATCATATCTGGATCAAGTATAACCGAGGATAGTCCTTGGCCAACTTGGGCCACCTGGTCTACTAAAATTTTTGATTGGCGCGATGTCGTCAATGTAAGTGTGCGTGGACTAGGAAACGAGGTAATAATATTGAAAGCATTACAGGCCGCCGAACAATCTCCAGGTAAAAAGTTTATTGTTGTACAACTCACATCGGTGGATAAGTGGGATTGGTATGTACAAAATTCTGATCGTGTGGCAGAGTTAGACAAAGAAAAACATCCAATTGTTAGATTGAATTCTGGCGATGCGGCTGGATACTGGTCAACAGGGTCACACTTTCCAAAGTGGAAAGAGCATTACCGCAGCGAATATTTGAGCATTGACCACCAATGTTTCCATACCCTACAGTTGATTAGTTGGTTCCAGTTAGTGTGTAAACAACGTGGATGGGATTACCATATTTTGTTTGACAGCCCAATATTTGCAGTCACTGAATCACAGTTAAACACTGGCATGCTTGATAAAAGCCAATGCGAGAGCTTGGCCTTGCTTGATAGTTCATTGAGTAAGCTTGCTCAAAGCACTGTTGATACTACAGATATGTACTTGCCCGGGCTTATTGGCTACTGCTGTTTGAATAACTTGCCTTGGTTCCACACCAAATACAAAGGACATCCGGGTAGTCTAGCACATTTAGAATTTACAATTAATCAAGTAGTACCAGTGATAGAAAAATACTTCAAAGTAATAGTGCCACCGGAACAGTTACGTACCGAAGCTGTCAAAATGCAATTGTTAGTCAATGAGCTACCTTACTAAAATCAACGACACACAGTACTGCCTATCAGATCATGCAGATGGATTTGATTCAAGCCTACGAAACGTATATCTGGATTCAATTACAGCACCGGCAACTGTTCAGACAGAATATATTCTAGATCAACGTGTCAAGGACAACTATCCTCATTTGACTTTTTCAATCGACTACAAGATGAAAAAACAAATACTTGGAACACTCGGTGATTACAACATTCATCCAGATCTAGCATTTACTAATTTTTTGTGTAGCTTTAACAACAGCTATCATGTCAGCAGAGCACTATTAACAGGATTACTAAATTGTTACGGATGGTACAAGACAGATTATGTTAGTAAAAATTTTACAACCAGTGCCGCTAGTATAGATGGGCATGTGGCTGACTATGTTGGCAACAAATCAGGCTTTTACTGTAAGTTTTTTACAACTAGCGAGGAATTTCATAATACAACAAATCAGTTTGGTGAAGTTATTAAGTTTGCGCATGGAAAAAATATTCACAACATAGAACACAAATTAACCAACAGCTTTGTTCATCTAGTTAGTGAAACAAATAGCACAAGTTACTATCCTTTTGTGACTGAAAAATTTTTGTACAGTGTGGTGACCCGAGGATTGTTTGTGGCATACGCACAACCAAATTGGCATAAACATATTGAACAATACTTTGGATTTAAACTTTACACAAAATTGTTTGATTACCAATTTGACAGTGTTACAAATCCAATAGATAGACTGTTGGAACTAGTTGCAATGTTATCAAAATTCAGTCACTTGTCTACTAGTGATTGGCATGACCTATACCAACTTGAATCTAATACCATAGAGTACAACATAGATAACTATCGCAGTAGAAGATATTTCAAAGGATTAGAAAATGTATAACGTATATCAGCACTGGGATCCACTCAAAGTTTGTGCAGTTGGTCGTAGCTACCCACCAGAATTTTATTCTTGGATCACAGTACCCCATGTGCGAGAATTGTTTGAACGTATTGCAACTGAAACTGAAGAAGATTATCAAGCAATTATTAACAAGCTACAAGAATTTGGAGTTGAGATTGTTAGACCCAATCTACCTAAAAATACTATCATAGACGGCAAACATGTTGTACCACCCATGTGCCCGCGTGATTTTATGATTATGATTGATAATCAATTTTGCTCCACTGTTCTGACTTGGGATGACTTTTATCAACAGGTAAGAGACCCAAGTTGGCCAGAACACGTGAACGATATAAGTGAATTGGAGATCTGGCAGCAACAAGAATGTAACAATCTACATAATTGGCAAAATGTCTATGATTCATGGATATATACCTGGAAACCAATAGTTGACAAAGTGCAGAGTCAAGGTAACGCTATTAAACATTTGTCAAAGTACAAGCACGTAAATGGTGCATGTGTAAGTCGTATAGGTCGAGACTTATACTTTGGTACTGAAAATTACAGTGACGACCCTAGTTATTATCAAAACATTGCTGACCAGGAATTCCCACATAAGCGAAACCACATTGTGAACACAGGTGGGCATTCTGATGGTACTTACTGTCCAGTCTGTCCAGGACTAATTATAAGTTTAGAAGATGTTCCTACTTATGCAAAAACATTCCCAGGATGGGAAGTGGTGTACTTGCCAGGGCAGAGTTGGGACAAAGTTCAATCATTTTTAGCATTGAAATATAAAAATCGAGGCAAGTGGTGGATTCCTGGGTTTGAGACTGATCAATCAGTAATTGATGTTGTTGAAAATTGGCTGGGTCATTGGACTGGGTATGTTGAAGAAACAGTGTTTGATGTAAACATGTTAATCATAGACCCCAAAAATGTCATGGTATTTAACTACAACGAACAAGTGTTTACAGCACTGGAACGATATGGAATCACTCCGCATATTGTACCTTTTAGGCACAGATATTTTTGGGATGGTGGTATTCACTGTGTTACCCTTGACCTGCATCGAGAAGGTGTTGAAAACAATTATTTTCCAGAACGTAAATGATTGACTTTAGTTCTACTAATCCAGTAGTAGTTTCTTACCCTGCATTTTCGGGCGGCAAATTTATAGTAAATTGTTTGTCCTTGAGTCGACATTCTTGCCTTATGGATAATCGATCTGCTGTGCATGTGTTGAAAAATCCCGGTGATTATGAATTTAGACTACAACAAGTGATGGCTACTTTACCTCTAAAAGAGGATTTACTAAACTGGCAACGATATGAGTTTGATGAAGTAAAGTTATACGGGAAACATTTTGAAACACTACCAGTTCCAGAACAGCTAGCACCAATTGTAGAACAACTAAGCAAATCAAATCTAAAGTTTTATACAATTGATCATAACGGTCCTCCAAACATCAATAATACTCTATCAATTTGGCCTAATGCCACAGTAGTTCGGCTCATAAATTGTAGACATTTTCAAAATATTTCTATACAATTAAAGTCAACCCGACACGATGCAACACAACTTTGTGGTAACTATTGTGAGGAAAAATATAATCAATTGTGCGGACCGAGTTGGCCTAGTTGGGAAGAGTTTGACCAAGTGGGACACGATGTTCGAAGAATACCTAATGTTGATGATACTGTGATAAGTGAGATAAATCAATACTATCCCTGGAACACAGTTTCAAACAACGTTGTACAATTTGATATGGACGCTTGTATTTTTGATGAAACAAAATTTCTTGAATCAATGCAACAACTGTATCAAACACTGGGACTCGATGACTTCAATCGAGAACTAGTTTTAAAATTTTATCAGGCATACATAAACCTACATTATTAAGGACCTAACATGGCAAAACCATTTGACATTAGCAAATTTCGCAAGGAAATTACCAAGAGCATTGACGGGCTCAGTATTGGTTTTAACGATCCCACAGACTGGATCTCAACAGGCAACTATGCCTTGAATTATTTGATCTCGGGCGATTTTAACAAGGGCATCCCTTTAGGTAAAGTCACTGTGTTTGCTGGCGACTCTGGCGCAGGCAAGTCGTACATCTGCTCAGGTAACATTGTCAAACACGCACAAGAGCAAGGCATCTTTGTGGTGTTGATCGACAGTGAAAACGCACTTGACGAAGACTGGCTCAAAGCACTTGGCGTTGACACAGGCCCGGACAAACTACTTAAATTGAGCATGGCCATGATTGATGATGTAGCTAAAACTATTTCAACATTCATGAGTGACTACAAATCTTTGCCCGACGGAGAACGCCCCAAAGTTCTTTTTGTTATTGACTCACTCGGCATGCTGTTGACACCTACTGATATAAACCAGTTTGACAGCGGTGATCTAAAAGGCGACTTGGGTCGCAAGCCCAAAGCTCTAACTGCCTTGGTTCGTAATTGCGTCAACATGTTTGGCAGCTACAACGTTGGTCTGGTGTGTACCAATCACACCTACGCAAGCCAAGACATGTTTGACCCAGACGACAAGATCTCGGGCGGCCAAGGTTTTATCTATGCCAGCAGTATTGTGGTTGCTATGAAGAAGATGAAGCTCAAAGAGGACGAAGATGGCAACAAGGTATCTGAAGTAAATGGTATTCGTGCAGGCTGTAAAGTTATGAAAACACGATATGCCAAGCCGTTTGAAGGCGTTCAAGTCAAGATTCCTTACACAACAGGTATGAGTCCTTATTCGGGTCTTGTGGACTTGATTGAAAAGAAAAACTTGCTCAAGCGTGAAGGTAACAGTTTGGTGTTTACCACAAGCGATGGCGAAGTCATCAAGAAGTTCCGCAAAGCGTGGGAAAAAAATGATGAAGGTTGTCTTGACAAGGTCATGATAGACTTTAAAAATCAAAAGGAAGAGGTAAGTATCTCTGAGGAGGATGCTGAATAATGAGTGAAGAATTAGCAAGTGTAATTTGGAGCGAACTTAAACGCTACATCAACACAGTCGATCGTGTAGAAGCCGCCGAAAATTTAATTAGTATATTGATTGACAATGACTGCAACCCTGACGACATCAAGGATGCCTTCAAGGGAGATGCCGAGTTTAAACGTGCCATGGCAAGTTACCTTGACACTGGCCAGGATGGGCAGGAAGAGGAAGAAGAGGAAGAAGAGGACTTTACTGACTTTGAAACCGATGATTGGGAAGAGTAATGTGGTATAGTCGTGTAGTTGCTGACCTTGGGGCTATCCCAGACTTTATCGCATACTACGAAAAAGAACTTGACGAAGCCAAAAAAGAATGTCGCATTGGTGGCTTAGTTGAGCGTAACATCAAAGACCTTCCGGGTATAACCGAGCATCGTTTCAATCAACTGCAAGAGATTGAAGCAGTTCTTAATTTTCTTAATATCCAGTTACGCAAAATCCGCAAACGCCATTTCCAAAAATATCTTGAAGCGTATGCACGAGCCTTGACAAGTCGTGACGCTGAAAAGTACGTTGATGGTGAGGATGAGGTTATCGATTTTGAAACTATTATCAATGAAGTGGCTCTATTGCGTAACAAATGGCTAGGCATCATGAAAGGTCTTGACACCAAGCAATGGCAAATGGGACACATTGTTAGACTGCGCACAGCAGGCATGGAAGATATCACTGTATGATGCCAAGATTTTTAACTCCTGCTGATAGTCACAAGCACAGTTTAGAAACATTAAATCAATTGCTTGAGTACGATGATTTTATGTTGACTATTGAAAGCATGCTTGATTTGGGATGCGGCCCCGGCCTTGACTTAGAATGGTGGGCGAATCTCACCACTAGAGACGAAGTTCCGCAACCGTTGAATATTAAATGCCTGGGTGTGGACATGCGCCCAGCATTGAGTCTTGCGCAAAAATATCGAAATGTGCAATACATGGTACAAGATTTTGAAGATGAACTCAAAGTTAACCAGCAATACGATTTAATTTGGTGCCACGATGCATTCCAATACTCGATTAATCCATTAAAAACATTAAGCAATTGGAACAAAGTGCTAACCAATGACGGAATGTTGATGCTGGTGCTACCACAAACAACCAACATAGAGTACAACAAGTTAGCATACGATCAAGCTGACGGATGTTATTTCAACTGGACCTTGGTTAGTTTAATACATGCATTGGCGGTAAATGGATTTGATTGTCGTGGCGGATACTTTCATAAAGATGCAACAGATCCCTGGATCAAAGCAATTGTGTATAAAAGTGAGCATGGCCCTATGGATCCTAAAACCACACGCTGGTATGATTTAGTTGATAAAAATTTATTGCCAGAATCAGCTGTGGACAGCGTCAACAAATACGGCTACCTGCGCCAACAAGACTTGGTTCTACGTTGGATAGACAAATCCATACACACCTACGCTAATCATTAAGCAGTCTCTTTAGTGGATATCCACTAGCAATTTCATCAACGGTCCACTCGGTGTGTGCAATTTGATTTAACCAGGATTCTCGATCAGGACGCAACGGAGATTCAATTTGACTGAAATCTAAATTTGCAACAGGTGCCGCAAGGCTTGACGCCCCAACAAACGCTGGCACGCCATTAATAATTGCTTGCACACCCGGACCACTATTCCAATTAACAACGGCCCAAGTTGATTTAAGACTTTGCGCAAAGTCAAACTGATCATAAGTGTTGGGGACCTTGATTGGGATTTCAATGTCTGCTGGCACCTTGATTTTGTATCTGGGATGTAGACGAACCACAATAGGACGTTGACTATGTTGTCTTATAGTGTGCATAGTAGTTGATATCCACTGCTCAAGTTCTGGCTGCCCGGCCCACTGCCCACTGTCAGCTCGTTGTGTAGCAATCACAATCTTATCTCCGGTGTGCTGCCAAGGCTGAAGATTTAATCCAAGCGTTTTTGCTCGATCAGGTATATCATACTTGCCATAATAAGCATTTGATCCTGTTCCATTAACGCCAAGTTTCCAGGTGCGACCGCGATCAAACAAACCAACTTCGACAACAACAACAGGTCTTCCTGTGGATCTAAATTTTTGCCAAACAATTTGGTTTGATGACATTCTTCCAGCCCATACCATACTCCATACTACTGCAACATCTGCATCCATGTCATGGCTGTTGAATTTTACACCAATGGCATCTAGTCCAGATCGTATGGCCGCAAATACAGGTTGACTATTAAGAGCTCCATAGTGATCAAAAAGAGTTACTAGCATAGTGTTATGTTTAAATATGTGATGAGCAGAAAATTTTCAGTAGTTACCACTTTCAATCAAGATGGGTATTTAAAGTACGGTAGTCGAATGATTGACACATTTTTAACAAATTGGCCATCAGATGTCGTACTGTATGTATACGCAGAGGATTGCGTAATAACACAAACAGCCCCAAATCTAATTGTCATGGCAATGCCACAAGAGTTAGTGCAATTTAAACAACAATGGGCCGGTGTTCCAAAAGCCAATGGGGATGTTTCATTGGATCCTATTAGGTCAACACGCCGAGACGCTGGCAAGGGATTTAAATGGGATGCTGTTCGTTTTGCTCACAAAGTCTACGTTATTTTTGATTGTGCTCGCAACTGTGATGCAGATGTATTGCTTTGGATGGATGGTGACATGGTGTGTCACAGCCCTATCTCTATTGCGGAAATATCAATACTGTGCCCAGAAACAAAAGATCTTTGCTTTCTCGGACGAAAAAACAAATATACTGAGTGCGGACTGTATGCAATGAATCTACACAGTGAATCTCTTAAACAGTTTTTGCAAGAGTTTCAACGCTGTTATGACCAAGCAGAGCAAGGCATCTTTCAACTTGACGAGTGGCATGACAGTTATGTATTTGATGCTGTGCGAAAACGTTTTCGACTTGTTGAATTAGATTGGTCCAGTCATTTGATTACCGGGGAAGGGCATCCTCTAATCAATAGCACTTGGGGTAGATATCTTGATCATCTTAAAGGTGACCGAAAATCTCTAGGACGTAGCAAACAGAAAGATTTAAAGACGCCTAGGATTGAGGAGTATTGGCAGACTTTTTAGGCATCTTGGCCCACATGCCAGTTTTTGTTAAGCTCTTTTTACCATCAGTATCTACAGCGGCCCTCCCCATCAAGTGTGAATGACATTGTAAGTTTACCACACTCATGTTAAGTGCATTGTCGGCTGGCAAGTAATAGTGCTGGTAATGTTTGCACAGTTTAGATGCTGCCTTGGGAGTAATTGCGTATCCCACTGCTCCGGGCATTACTTTCCCTTTGAATTTACAAGCCATGGGCTCGCCTTGGGGAGAGTAAAGTTTCTCTTTATAAAAATCGTTTTCGTACGCTGCTTTTCCAGTAGCAAGCAATAGGATATCATCCCACTCAATGGGCACAAACCCCCGCTCAAAGATTACGTCATCTTCAAAAATCATAATTGATTCATTGAGTTCAGCGCACAGTTGCCACAGTCGGTAGTGGCTGTGAAAACATCCCATTACTCCCGGTCTCTCACACGAACGCCTATAATTGTCGTCGATAGCATTGCCCTTGAAGCTGATTGGTTGTAGTTCTCGACCTTCTTTTTTAAAAATATCCACGGCATCATTGCCATATGTACCTTCAAATAGACTGGCATTAATCCCAAACTTAATAAGATCATTGACAACTTTTTTCCCGCTGTTTGCGGAACTGTAAATTTTGCTTAGACTGATTACAAAGGCTCTCATGTTAATATTTACTAAGTATTGCTATGAGCAATATATTAGTTTCGATAATTTTACCAACTCGTAAACGTAGCAAACTTGTTGAGAGAAGTGTGCGTAGTTTGTTAGAGACTGCTGATCGCCCAGATCAAGTTGAAATTTTAATTGCGTATGACAATGATGACCAAGAAAGCAAACAGTACTTTAATTCTCAGGATTGGAAAGATTTAATCAGCAAATTCAATGCCAAAACACAAGTAATTGAATCTCACCCTTGGGGTTATTCTGAGCTACACCAGTATTGTAATGCACTGACCAAATTATCAACCGGACAGTGGCTAATGCTATGGAACGACGATGCTGTGATGCGTACCCAAGCCTGGGACAAACACATTGCAGAAAATCAAGGATACCTCGGAATGCTACACATGTCCACAGAGAATTTTAGAGAAGCATTGACATTGTTTCCGGTTGTCCCGCGACAATGGATTGATATTTTTGGAACATACAGCCAAACAAATTTATGCGATTCTTGGATACAAGATGTGTGTGAGCAGGCCGACGCTGTGCGAGCAATACCTGTTAGAGTTTTTCATGACAGATTTGACGCCACTGGAAACAACGGAGACGAAACCTATCAAAATAGGTATTACAGAAAGAAGAGACATAACTCGGAAGAAATGAAACAAACAAGAACTGCTTGGGCACACAAGTTAATGCAGTTTAAATAAACTTGCGCATGTGCGACCAGCACTGACCGCTTTCTAATTCGTCAAAGTTCCAATGACTCATGGCCAACCGATTGATCCAGGCTTGCCGATCGGGCATGTTGGGATTTTCAATAGTTGCCAGATCTGTGTTGGCAATGTCCCGACACTGACTGTTATCGGGGTCAGTGACAAAAATAGGATATCCTTCAATGGCAGCGCCCACCGTGGGACTAGAGTTATGATTCACCACAGCCCAGCAATTTTGTAAGTCATCCATCAATGTGGATTTGGCAACAGAAATAAAAACATCTTTTAACGTTATATTTGATCTTATTTGTTCAATATACTTTGCTGATTCTCGATCTCCGGGATGTGGGCGCACCATAATGGGTCTTGAAGAATATTTGCGTATAGTAGCAATAGTATTGGTAGCCCACTCAATGACATCGGTTCCTTGCATGCTCCATCCACCATTGCGTTGTAAACACAGCAAGATATGATTGCCGTTTTCCCTATATGGTTTTAATTCTAAGCCAAGGTCAGTGGATATTTTGATCCATCTAGATGGGTCCACAACAGTGTCACAATAGTTTCCACTAGTGGGGAACACACCATCAAAACTGTAACGCAGGTAGTGCATGGGATTGTCTGTGTTTTTATACAGGAACAAACTACTGTCAATTACCACAACATGTTTGCCCTTGGCAAGTTGTCTAGCAATTATGTTTTTTCTGTTTTGCAAATGTGGAGAGCTTTTAGACTCTTGATGCACCCAACCCAGTATAACTGCCACATCACAATCAACATCTGCTCCTGGACCATCATACACAACAGACCTGTCAATTTTGTTATGTACTACACCACGGTGGAATTTTTCTAATGCATCAGTTTTTTCTTTCTTTTTGTTTTTCTTGGGCAAACAATTTTTAAACGATATAACAATGTATTGATTAGCCATTTATAATACTCCAAACCGAACCACGTGCTAGCTCTCTAACATGGAACTGACAGTATGCCAAGTGACACATCCAACTATATACCAAGTCAGAATCGGGCCAAAAAGGATTTTCAACAAGACTTAGATCTTTTGATGTTACTGAGTCGGCGGCATGAGTCGGCGACAGCGCAAATGCTGGAACCCCACTTAGCACTGCTTCAGTTGCTGAATTACTATTATAAGTTACCAAGGCATGAGCATCTTGTAATGCATGCGCTAAACTGTCTTGTATCATGCGCTGATTTTTATTTTTCACTCTACGACGAACAACAATTTCTCGATCAGTGTGCTGTTTTAATTCAGCAACAGTGCTATCAATCCAATCTTCAAGGTCAATTCCGTAATACTTGCATGGCTTCCCATCGGGCGCTGCCACAATTATTTTACTGCCATGATTTCTAGATGCAGGCTTATATCCCGGCAGCAACTGATTTAATCTATCAGCTGGCCTTGTGCGCATTTCTGTGTGTTGCAAGCCATTTTTAACCACACGGTGCCAAAATTTGCGACCAAGTTGATTTTTTGGAGAAACAGTATTGCCTAGGTAACCAGAATCAACATAGTAAAAATCTCTACCAGCTGCTTGGCATTGATTCATTATTTTATATTTAAGGATACTGCGTAATACCACAGGATTGTTGTTGGCATCAAAATTAAATGTATTGGTGTTGGTTACAACACCACCAGCGGCAACGGCCAACATATTAATGTACTCATCCTCGCCATGGTCGCTTAGGTACACAAAATTTTTTGGATCCATTATTTGTGTTGCAAACAGTAGTCTGCCAGCATGTGTTCGCGGTGCCACTCATCGCTTTGTGGTGTAGTAGCAAACTCATGAAAGCATGGAGTGCCCAAGGTATAATGCAAGAGCTTGGCCGAGGGGTTTGGCCCGTATTCATCGGGCAACCAATTCCATTCTCGAGGCAGTTCACCAATACGCTCGTCATCTATCCACGAGAAGCGGTGGAGCTCACTGCCTGTGGATTTTTGGATGAACTCAGGAGTAAGTCGTCTGTTAGGCAAGCTATCACAATTCCACAGAATAACACTACTCCAATTTTTTCGAGGATAGTCTTCATTTTTTGCTCCAAGGTATTTTACAGGCATCTTTGTTTTGTAGTCATGTTTGACTACCATGACATCCATGTAGGTATTTTGCAATCCCCACAGTTTACCAATGTCATCACGCACAATCATGTCACCGTCAATGAATATAGCCCAGCCGGTGTAGTCCATCAGATGGGGCACTAAAAATCGACTGTAGATAAACTGATTGCTACCATCAGTGTGCGTTTCTGTGTAATCTTCAAATAAATTTAATGCTAAAGGAATTATAGCAACTGGCCTACTTGCATGACGAATGATACTGTTTGCACAGGTATGATATGCCACCGCTTCCCTGGGATCATAACCGATAAAGACTGGAATTGGTTTCATTTTCTTTCAATATCTTCTTCAACACAGTTCTCGCCATATTGTATTTCAATTAGTCGAAGTGGCTGATCAGTTTCATTGCACAACATATGCCATTGGCCTTGCTTGATCCAAATATATTCATGCACTTTAAAATGTCCAATTAAGTCATGATCACTGGAATTGTTTAGAGTGTAAACGGCAGCTTCGCCTTCGGCAACAAACCAAAACTCAGCACGTTGTTCATGACGTTGCATACTTAAACACGTCTTTGGCGCCACAGTTAGTTCTTTGAGCTTGGTGTTGGCCCCCACTTCATGTAACACACGATAGTATCCCCAGGCACGAGTTGTACGGGGCTTCTTCCAATCTTCTAGTATCCAGCTGGAACTGTTCTTTTTGTCTTCACCACCAACACCAAACACAAACTCAATGTTAGAATCCTCTACGTCCATTTCTGGAATATTTTTTGCAGTGCGATCGCCACCGTTGGCAAACACCAGTTCAGCATCGGGATAGTGTGCGCGAACTTGATGTATAAAGGCCTTGGCTGAACCGTCACTGTCATCAAAAGTATAGACTTCGTCTACCATGGAAAGATTGTTTATCACACACAAACGCTCATTCCATGGCATGAATGGCCGACCTTTTTTACGAGTCAGCCACTCATCGCTGTTGAGCCCTACAATTAACATGTCACCCAGAGTACGGGCAGTTTTGAAGTAGGCAATATGCCCAGAATGTACGGGATCAAACCCGCCGGTTACAAGTACGATTTTCATAATGATATTTATATGCTAATTTAACGGTAAATATCAAAGTCATGTCTACTACCCCTATGTCAATTGATTGTGCTTGTCTCATACACGGCGATGTTTATGACTGGAGCTATGTTGAAAAGTTGTATTCAATGTTGCAACGAAATTTTTCAGTGCCAGTTAACTTACATGTTTTTACCGAGGAGTCAAGATCAGTTCCGCCTCACATGATCAAACATGTATTGAAAGAATGGTCAGGCGTGGCTGGACCAAAAAAGGCCTGGTGGTACAAAATGCAGATGTTTGATAGAAACAACTTTGCCGGGCAATTATTGTATTTTGATCTGGATGTTGTTATAGTCAATAGCCTAGATTGGATACTGCACCTGTCTCGCGATTATTTCTGGACCATACGCGATTTTCGATATTTGTGGAGACCAAATTGGGCTGGTATTAATTCCAGCGCAATGTACTGGGACACCAACAAGTTTCATCACATATGGAGAAGTTTTTGCAAGCAAGATCTTGCTGAAATAATGCGCACACATCCGGGAGATCAGGATTTTTTAAGTAATACCATTGGGGGAGATCAGCGTAGATTCTTCAAGGAAAAAACAGTATCTAGCTGGCGCTGGCAAATATTTGATGGGGGAATGGATATGCAGTCTAGATCTTATCGTAAACCTGGAGCAGGAGCTATCGTACCTCCCGAAACAAGTATCATAGTATTTCACGGAAGACCCAAACCGCTGGATATTAAAGATCAGTACATAATTAACAATTGGGCATAGATAATTGTTCTGTTGGATAAATAACAATATGAAAAGGACCCAATCATGGCCACACGTACATATCAATTAAATTGTAAAATTTGGGGAAATTCCAGCAACCCCGCCACCGTCACAGTTAACTACAATGGAAATCAAGTGTTTTCAAACACAGTTAGTACCATAGATGGCCCGTTGAACCCAGAAACACCCGAGGGTTTAAGTCCGTTGATTTACTGGACCACAGATACTGCAACTGACGTCGGCGGAGTGTTCCCAGTCAGCGTTACTATCCAAAACGGCAACATGCTATTGCGTGACATCGTAGTTAATCAAATGTGGGCTGTTGACATATTTGATTTAGTTGCTGGTACATTGTGGCCAGCGCATGTACCTCAGACAGCAATGGAAGTTATTTCCGATTGGATCCAACTAACAGACGCAGATTTTGAAACCAAATATGGATTAACTAAAGCTGTGGCATACTCAGTGCAACGTCCGGAAGATCCGCCAGATCCAACCAAGCGTCTGAGATATGTTACAACCCAAAAATCAATTGAAGACAACTACCAGGTGCCTATGTTAGGCGATCATCTTGGCCAGGATCCAAGAAGCAACATTGAAATTGACGGAGTTCCGCAAGTTGTTGCCGCGCCGGGCGGGTATATCGTTTTACAAAACGGCGATACAGTGACCATGACTTACACGGTTGATCTTCCACCTAATAGATAATACCGAAATCTTCAAAAAACCCTACAAATCGTAGGGTTTTTTTGTGGCAAAAAAGCCACATTTTTATGGTTGACCAGAAAATCCCAATTTGCTAAAATTACAACATATTAGGAGTTAGCATGTACAGATTAGATAATTCGTTGCTTTTTCGCAACATCCAAGCACTTGACAAATACCTGCAACAAAACCCTGGTAAAACTTTTGTAGTAGAGTACGTCACCAGTTACACACTAGGCGACCCCATGGAACAATAAGGTTGACCAATAATTCAACCCCTGCTATAATACTTGTATAAACTAAAAAAGGAGCTAGCAATGACTCAAGTTGTAATTCACAAAGGCACTTATCGCAATCAAAACGTGCGTGGTGTTGCATTTACTCTTGTTAAAGACTTTACAAAAGGCGCCCGTGGCGGCTTTGTAACTGTTAAAAGCGAGGGACATTTTGGTCCCGAATTTGACGTGGTGCGTGTCCGTGTTGACAGCATCGAGGATATTGAAATTGTTGGAGGAAACACTGTGACAGCCCAGACCAAGACTGTAGAGTTCAAGCACCCAGTACACATAGAGACTGAAGAAGAAGCCATGGATCGTATCCGTACTCGATTTGAAATACTAACAGAGATGACCAAGGCATGTACTGCCGGTGACATCCGTGCTATGATTGTGAGTGGCCCCCCTGGTGTGGGCAAGAGCTTTGGTGTAGAACAAGAAGTTGACAAGGCTTGCATGTTTGACAAAATTTCTGGCAAGCGTCTCCGCGCCGAAGTTGTTAAAGGTAGTGCCACCCCAATTGGCCTGTATCAAACTCTGTACAAGTATTCGGACCCTAACTGTGTCGTGGTATTTGACGACTGTGACAGCATCTTGCTGGATGACGTTGCACTAAACCTGCTCAAGGGTGCCTTGGATTCCGGCAAGAAGCGCAAGATTTCCTGGTTATCAGAGTCTAGTACTCTGCGCCGTGAAGGCATCCCGGATCAATTTGAGTTTAAAGGCAGTGTTATCTTTATTACAAACTTGAAGTTTGACACAATGAAGTCACAAAAATTGCGTGACCATTTGGACGCTTTGCAAAGTCGTTGTCACTATCTGGATCTCACACTGGACACCATGCGTGACAAACTGTTGCGCATCAAACAAATTGCCCGGGATGGTGTGTTGTTCCAGGATTACGATTTTGAGCAGTATCAGCAAGATGCCATCTTGGAGTTTATGAACACCAACCAAGCTTGCTTGCGTGAGATGAGCCTGCGTATGGCTCTCAAGATTGCAGACCTAGTCAAGAGCTTCCCTGCAAAGTGGAGATTGATGGCTGAGACAACTTGCATGAAGAGTGCCTAATCTATGCTAAAAGATAGACGAGTGCTCTTAGAGCAAGAACTTACACAGGCCCACGCAGAGGCCGCCATGTTGTACCTGGACATTGTCACACACGATGGTGACGTGGCCGATGTCAAATATCAGGCTCTTAAAGAAAAGATTTTGAATTTGCAGTTTGATCTCAATGTAGTAAATCAATTAATACACAAAGGACACAAATGATAAAATATATTGCAAATAGAGATAACACAATTCTTTATCCATGGGAGCCGGGTCTTCTAGAATGGTTGCAGGAGAATTATCCTTATTCTGGGTACTGTATCCGGGAGTTGGAACATGTTTGAAATTTGGGATGGTCATGTTTATTTGTTTACAGTGACTACACAACATGAAGCTGACGAACAGGCAGCGGCAGGGTTTTTGGTCAAGCAAGTTGACATCTAGTAAGTAGTGTTATAGTTTCCGGATCATCGTTCTAAGTCTAGCTCCTAGATGATCCGTTTTAGAGGTACCTTTAAAAGGTACCTCTTTTTTTCTTGATTAAATACAACATCATGCACATCGTTTTTGCTGACGGCACTGACGTTGAAATTCATTTAACGTCCTCGCCAATACAGGTACCCATACAACGGATCTACAAGCATCTACAGCACGTATCGTTGCCGTTTAGAGCTTGGGACGACCCTGCGTACCCGCACTCAATGCAGTACTCAGAATTAGTTGATTGCCTGTGCATCTATGCCAGCAAGGTTGGAATTCACGTTGACCGCCAACGTTGTTTGAAAAATGAGCAAGCGTATTTTAACCAACTACACCGGCTATATGAAATTGGTTATAATGGCAACTCGGACTGGCTGGATTTTCATGAACACATACACATGTGTGAGCAGTACACGAAGGACAAAAAGCCCATGATGAGTTTGGACTACAGAGAAAAGTCTGGACCATTAGAGCAAAAGTTCAAGTCAGACTGGACAGAGTTCATGGTCAATGTACTGCATCCTGGGGATGTATATGTGCCCTGGGCCGAGCTTGGCAAGAGCCCATATGACTACTGGGCTGATGGTGAACCCAACAACCTGTCTAGACTATGCGAGTTGGCCAAGCCTTGGCTTAAATTAAAACCCAAAATATGTGTTGCATTTGAACACATAGACAAAATGGAAAACGTTCGTGCAAATGAATTTGATTCATGGTGGAGTCATTATGAAAAACTCTGGTGCCAGCACTGGAATATCTCTGCCTGGACGGTGCAAAACATGCATGCATCAACCTTGATTGGGCGTACCGATCATGTAGCAATAAAGAACAAACTTTCACAAAAAATCTATCCAGTCAAAGTTGTACTAAAATGAAATGGACTGTGATTATCAAAAATGGTCAGCAGGTAAATCTAACATTGGCCACCGTACTTTACGATAAATTTGGCACTCTTACAAAACAATCTTACGTTGTATGTGATACCTGGGCTGATGGATTCACACAGGCTCAACAACAAGGATATGAATATGCATTGTTTGTTGACAGCGGTACTACCTTTAGAGATTGGACTGAATGGTGTGCGTTAATTGATCATTATCCACAGCAAGGCCTTGTTGCGCACATAATTTGGCACCCCAATGGCGAACCGTATTTGCATGACCAATGTTGGTTTATGTGCTTACAGGACTTTGCGTTAGATGACCTTGACAACAGCATAGTTGAATATGTACAGCCAGTTAGAAGTAGCACAAACATACATGATGATTATACGCCCACTTGGATCAAACCCGGTGTTGGCACAACAGCGACTACTGGATTATTTGGACAGCGTATGATAGCAAAACAAATCAACAGAGGTTGTGCTGTGGTAAACTGGAACAATCATGCTAGAGACCTAAAGAAGTTTACGTATTCCAAGTCGCCGGATCTAACACAGTTTGCAGACTACATTGCCTTGGCTGAAAATCAGTTATGGATATTAAACAATGAGCCAGTACAATCTGCTAGCGTAGCCAATTTGGTAACACCGGGTTCAGGAATGTTTTGGGTGCTTAATGCCATTGATCCAACAACTGTCACAATACAAATTGTGGACATTAGCAAGGTGCAAGTGGAGTTTTGCCGGGCTCTTTGGCACTCCTGGACCGGTGAAGATTATGGCAGTTTTGCATGGCAATATATCAAACAAAACAATCTAGCGCATTACGAGCTTGATATTGCAAACATGTCTGACATTGAACGTTTAAAACTACGCAGTCCTGCAAGATTTGTTGAGTATGTAAATACACGGTTTTATTCTGCTGTGCCGGCCAACTTTGTAGAGCTTTGGCAAGCAGCCAAACAACAAGTGCATGTTGAGTTTAAGTGTGGCAACCTGGTTGAGTGGATCTTGGCCGGAAACAAATACGACAATGTTTGGTCATCGAACATATTAAATTACAAGTGGACCATGTTACATTGTTCTCAAGAACAAACCAACAGATACAAGGAACTAGTCAAATGTTAAAGCAAGCCATAAGCGAAGTGATGATCAAACGCAATCGTGATTTGAAATTTCAACCCCCACCTTATAACAAAAATGCCTCATTTGATTGGATACAATGGCATTCAGGTTTGCCTTGGCTCAGGCTTGATATCCCAGTTCCCGCAGACACAATCTTAAAAGAAATTGCCAAAATTGAACCGTACTTGACAGTGCACCGTGAAGAGTATTCAGAACACGCAGGCTGGAAAAGCTTTTGTATTCATGGCAAAGCTTATGATGCCACTCGCGAAGATACGCATTATAACGATCAACGGCCTTATACTTGGACCACAGAAGCATTGCAACACATGCCAGAAACAGTTGAGTACTTTAAAAATCATTGGCCAGGATCTGGATACAGGCGTATTCGAGTTATGTTGCTGGAGCCTGGCGGGTACATTACCATACATGCAGACGCTACTTCACCGGGCATGCGAGCAGTCAACATATCAATTACTCAACCAGAACAATGCGACTTTATCATGTCTGGGCATGGCACTGTGCCATATCAGACAGGGTCTGCCATGTGGTTAGATACATCTAATTTGCACGTGGTGTATAATCACAGTACCAAACCCAGATGGCATATCATAGTACATCAACAGTTTGACAACATCAAGTTCCAAGACTTGGTTGTAAACAGTTACAAAATGTTGTATAATAACATTGATGCGCCCAGATAATTTTTGTTATGCACCCTGGTCCGGACTTGAGATCATGCAAAGTGGTAAGATATTGCCATGTTGTAAGTTCATGGACGAATACTATGACCGACGATACAACATAACACAAGACACAGTGGATGATTATCGTAACAGCAAGTACCTGGCCGAGATCAAACAAGAATTTTTAAATGGGCAATGGCCACGTGGTTGTGAACGTTGCAAGCTTGAAGAAGAATCACATATAAAAAGCAAACGTCAACTTGACTATGATCGTTGGCAAGACAAGTATGCAACCTATGACATCAACAGCAACGAATGTTTGTCACTGGGTATTGCATTTGGTAACACTTGCAATTTAAAATGCATCATCTGTCATCCATCTGCATCCAGCAAGTGGCAGAAAGAATATAGTGATTTATATGGTGTGACTTTTCCCATAATAGAAAGTTTCCGTAAGCCTGTTATTAATTCAATTACAAGCCTAGCCCCCAATCTCATGCACATAGATATCTATGGTGGAGAACCATTTTTGTCCGGCATTGCAGAACATGAACAACTGCTTGACTACTACATTGCATCAGGTCAAGCAAAAGAAATCACAATCCATTATACCACAAACGGCACACTATGGCCTGGCGAATCTTGGTTCAGTCGCTGGCAGCATTTCAAAGAGATTGATTTGCAAATAAGCATAGATGGCATTGAAGAACGATTTGGCTATCTAAGATTCCCGGCCAAATGGAGCGACCTAGAACACAATGTACAACAATACATAAGTCGCCAAAGTAGCAATTTTAGGCTAAGTGTGGCTCACACCGTGAGTGCATTTAATGTATACTACTTGGACGAATTTATTTCTTGGTGCCATGCCGTGGGCTTGCCAAAGCCCTGGTTAAGTCGATTACACAAACCCGAAGCCATGCGGGCCAACGTTTGGCCACGTGAAGTACGTGAAGTAATATCTCAGCACCTGCGCAAAAGCCGTTGGCCCGAAGTAAAGAACTGGGCTAGACTAATATTAGAAGATGGTCCTGACAGATTTGAGGAGTTTTGTGACCTTGTCAGCAAACATGATCGGTATAGAAAGTTAGATTACAGGATAATTTTTCCCGAGATGGCACAGTACATATGAAGCGAGCAACATTAATTATACGTGACGAAGTCAACTTGAAGATTGAAGGACTGGATCTTGACGCTCGCCGCACACTGGTCAATAAGTTCAAGTACGATGTTCCTTATGCACGTTATCTACCGGCAGTGAGATTGGGCAGATGGGACGGCAAGGTCAGTTACTTCCAACTTGGCGGCAGTACCTACGTTAATTTGTTGCCAGAAATAATTCCTTTGCTTGAACAAATGAATTATGACATAGAGCTAGAGGACCAGCGAGAGTATTCAGTTACATTTGATTTCAAAGAAGTTGAAGAAAATTCTTGGTCACATAAAGTTTGGCCAAAAGGACATCCTGCAGAAGGTGCTCCTGTAATGTTACGTGATTACCAAGTATCAATTGTCAATAACTTTTTGCAAAATCCGCAATGCATCCAAGAAGTTGCCACCGGCGCCGGTAAAACCATTATGACAGCCACGTTGAGTTCACGCATAGAACCTTACGGACGAAGCATTGTTATTGTACCCAACAAAAGCCTTGTTACACAAACAGAAAAAGATTATGTGAATCTAGGTCTAGATGTTGGCGTGTACTATGGCGAGAGAAAAGAACACGGGCATCAGCACACTATTTGCACCTGGCAGAGTTTAAATGTATTGCTTAAAAATACCAAGTCAGGTGTGGGCAATGTTACTATACAAGACTTTATCGAAGGTGTGGTATGTATAATTGTTGACGAAGTACACATGGCCAAAGCTGATGCGCTCAAAACTTTGTTGACAGGTGTAATGAGTACCATACCTATTCGTTGGGGACTCACTGGAACAATCCCAAAAGAAAAATTTGAAAGCCAAGCACTAATGGTAAGTCTTGGTCCAGTAATTGACCGCTTGACTGCCAACGAACTACAACAACAGGGCGTGTTGGCCAATTGCCATGTGAACATTGTTCAACTGGTTGATCATGTAGAGTACAAAGACTATCAAAGCGAACTAAAGTATTTGTTAGAAGAGTCTGGTAGGTTGGACACAATCTCCAAGCTTGTACAGCAAGTTAATGAAACCGGCAACACATTAGTGCTGGTAGATCGAGTAGCAGCCGGGCATGAGTTAGTTAGCCGTTTAGGTGATCGTGCAGTGTTTGTATCGGGTGCAACCAAAGCAAAGGCAAGACAAGATGAATATGATGAAGTGGCCGAGAGTACTGGAAAGATTATTGTGGCGACTTACGGTGTGGCCGCTGTGGGTATTAATATTCCAAGGATTTTTAATCTGGTTCTTCTTGAACCCGGAAAGAGCTTTGTCCGCGTTATACAATCAATTGGACGCGGCATTAGAAAAGCAGAAGATAAAAACTTCGTACAAATCTGGGACGTCACGTCAACGTGCAAATTCGCTAAACGTCACCTTACAAAACGCAAGCAGTTCTACAAAGAAGCCAACTATCCCTTTACGCAGGAACAGCTAGAATGGATGACACATGGGTAAAATTTTTCAACAAGTAAAAGAGTTCTTGCCGCCAGTTAGTGGCGATGAAGTATTTGTCGAGATCGGCAGTGATCGCTACGAAGGATCAACTGCTTACTTTGCAGAACTTGCCTTGGAACGAGGCACAGTATTACACACAGTTGACGTTATTAACGATGCTCAACAGCGACTACGTAAACTAGATGGGGTCGAGTGGCACCTTGGCACTGGCAGCGAATGGGCCAAGACAATGTATCCAACAATTAACCGACCAATCACTTGCTTGTATCTTGACAACTTTGACTACATTTGGGAAGCATCGCCAAATCGTAAACTACGATACATCGAAGAACAAATCAAATTTTACAAAGACACATTCAATGTTGACATGAACAATCAAAATTGTCAAATTGAACACTTCAAACAAATACAAGCATTGTATCCTTACCTAGCTGACCATTGTGTTGTGGTATGTGACGATACATACCCTGTTAATGATTGTTGGATTGGCAAATGCGGTGCAGTGGTTATATTTTTGTTGGCCAATAGATTTTCCATTGTCAGTAGAACCGATGATTGCGGCATAATTTTAGTTAGATAAACAAATAGGTTGACTACACTTGCACAACCATTTATAATGTAATATATGAGAATACTAACACTTGACGATACGGCATATGATTTAAACACGTTGCCAGAAGAAGTAGATGACATGCGTTTTGCTATTTTAGATAATAGCGATCCCAACGCACCAGATTACTTTTACATACCTTTGATTTTTCTTGAAAGCTTTAATAGCCCAGCTTTGGTATTGAAAATTGGAGAGCATACAATTCGAATGCCCATGGACTGGCAAGTACTAATTGGGGAACCAGACATAGGTGACTTAGAAGTACTGCCACTCACAGCTATCAACGATCGTGGCTTCAGAGTATTTCAGTTCAATCCGCTAAGTAGTTTTAGGCCCAGCTTTCCAGACATTGAAATCGTGGATGTGTATCACGAAGTAACATGGTATGCCCCAAAGTTAAAAAATGGACAAATGCTAGCTGTGCCACTCACTGATGGGGACACCCCAGAATGTGTCTACTTTGTCAAAGATGTAAGCCGTAATTGCGAAGTAGTCAATTATAATTTGGCCTGGTAATTATGGATCAATACAAAGACGACGGAACTGACCGCAAGGTAGTTGCACTTCATAAAGATAAAACAGAACAAGAATTGCATACCAAGATTAGCGAACTAGCTCGCAAAGTTGAAGAACAAGATGCTAAAATACAGCGCATGCATCGCGACATTGTGCGTTTGCGAGAAGCCATTAACCAAGTAGCAATTAGATCAAACCCAAATGCTCGATAAACTACACATTCGAAATGAGATGGCAAATCTTGATCGAAAGAATCGCGAGTTCTACGACAGCTTGACTGATGAGGAACGCAAGAAGTTCAGTCCTTATCTCATGATTCGCTGGAGCAGTGCAATTGATGGAGACAGAGAACTTCAAGAGTATTATGTAAGAAGTTGCAATCACTATCTTAATCGAGACTTCTTTGCAGTCAATCGTCATCCCAAACTGCAATGGCTCATGGCAACCGCAGTAAGCCCGGATCTGGGTACGCCTTCGCACTCTTGGATAAAGCCCAAACCAAAAGAAAAAGGTGACAATGAAGTTAAGAAAAAGTTGATGTCGTTATACCCAAACATGAAGATGGACGAGATCGAATTGCTCAGTAAGCTAGTATCTAAAAAAGATATAGCTGCCTATATGCGTGAGATGGGTGATGATTGAACATGTCTTATATTTGCCGATATTGTGACCGAGAGTTTGTTAAAGAAACCAGTTTACAAGTACATGTTTGCGAACACAAGAAGAGATATCTTGAACGTGAAGAAACAGGTGTACAAATTGGATTGCAAGCATACTTGACTTTCTATGAGATTACTCAAGGATCAGCTAAACTAAAATCCTGGGACGACTTTGTCAAGAGTCCGTACTACAGGGCATTTGTTAAATTTGGTAGATACTGTCAAAGTATTCGCGCAATCAACATTTCACGTTTTATCGATTGGCTGCTCAAGAACAACAAAAAAATTGACTACTGGTGTCGCGATACTGTGTATACAGAATATTTGGAAAGTTATCTCAAAGTAGAAGCAGTTACCGACGCACTGGCTAGAGCAATAGAATACAGCATTGCTTGGGCTGAGATCACAGACAGTCCGTCGCATGATTGTTTGAGATTTGGCAACGACAATGTTATTTGCCACAACATCATATCAGGTCGTATAAGCCCCTGGGTGGTGTACAATTGTGACTCGGGCATTGAGTTTTTGGGTCGTATCAATCAAGAACAACTTGCTATGATTTGGAACTTGGTAGACACAGATTTTTGGAGTAAAAAATTCCAGGATTATGTGGCCGATCAAGAATATGTCAAAGATATCTTAAAACAAGCAGGATGGTAAATGCCAGCTGGTGTAATAGTGTTGAGCAAAGACACCTGGGAAGACTTGGAAGATCGCCTGCGAGATGAATATGCACATACACCAAGTGTGATGCTTATTAGAAGCCGCATGAGAGAAGTACTGGGATTTACTCCGCGGGTTCACAGTCAATGGATTGAATTCACACCAGCCAACAGCACTGTTCCTAGAATCCGTCTGATTGAAGAAGTGCATTTAGATTTTTTCAATCCAGCACAAGAAACATTTTTTAGACTAAAATATCTATGACACCAATTGATTTCATGGGCGGGTCTCATGGAAACTTCCTTGAATTTGTTTGCAACAAGTTTCTTGCCAAGGTACCTGTTGCCGCTGATATTCCGTTTAACTTATACGGCGCCAGTCATGGCAAACAATACTTGGGCAAGAAAGAATTTGTATGCGCTCACTACTCGGTGTTTGGCGAACCAGTTCCAGCAGGCAAAGTGATATCAATACAAATTACGCAGGATGATTTACTTGCGTTACAATGTATCAGTCTACTTCGAGCCGGGGACTACGATATTAATCCAAATCAACTTGAAGTCAACACTTACAACAAGTTAAACAATCGAGACTATCGTTGGGTACTTGATAATTTGTGCAACAAATATTTTGATAACCAAGTAGCAGAAAGTTACCAAGCAATCGCCGACCCAAATTGGCCATGTGTTACCAGTGTTGATGAATACAATCAACTACCAGAACCAATACGTGTTGAATGTGAGCAGGTACACAGCCTACAATTATATCAGTTTAATTCTGAACATCCAGATTGTCCTAGATATATTTTACGAGAGTTTTTTAAATTTGGATTTGCTAATCCAGACAAGCATGGATTCATTGCTCATCAACAGTTAATGCAGTATACTAGTGAACATAGTGTTTACATATTTCCCTATTCAAGTTTTTATGACACTGATGTTTTTGTAACCGAGGTAGTCAAGTTGTCAAACTGGATGGGATTGTCGTTTACGCCTGATGAGGAATTTGTAACTTTGCACCAAGAATTTTTAAAACGGCAAGTGTATAAAAATGTCAAACAGGATTGTGAGTCAATTGTTGAAAAAATCATGCTTGGTGAACAGTTTAGATTGCCAAGCTTGGATGTTATTCAAGAAGCATATATTGAAGCCAGGATTGAACAGTTGACAGGAATACAGATGCCACTGAATCAACACAAGTGGTTTTTTAATTCAATAGAAATACAAAATTTATATGAGCGCCGACGTTGACATTGATTTGCCTGACAGGGATGTTTTATTACGTTTAATAAAGCATATACCAGCAAGGTTGGAACTTGGAACATCAGTACGCAAGCATAACTCGGGTGTGTACATCACTGATATCCCACAAGACCCAGTCAATGGGTGTGCGGCATTGGATTATGAATCTGCCGAACAACGTGGTTATTTTAAAATTGACTTGCTGAACATGAGTGTGTACAGCTTGGTCAAAGATCCAGAACACTACAGGACAATGCTTGATGCAGAGCCACCTTGGTCTCGATCATGGACTGATAAGGCCTGGGCTTCTCAACTGGTACATGTGGGCAATTATACTGACTTGTTAGCAGAAATGAAACCTGATTCTATACCACGCATGGCAGCTTTTATTTCTATAATTAGACCAGGCAAGGCCCACTTACAGCATAAGTCTTGGCAAGAAGTTTTTGCTACAGTATGGGATGGTGACAGCAGTAAGGGTTTTACATTTAAAAAATCACATGCTTTGAGTTATGCTCACTTGGTTGCATTGCACATGAATTTAATCAACTCTACGGACCAAAGTAATTGATCTTCTCTTGCTTTTGCGTTTGGTGATATCATTTAAGCTACAAACAGGACCATGAATAATTTCCAAGTCCTTGTTGCTAAATGTACGTAGATAAACCTTGAAATCGTCCCACTCGCCTTTAAGGAAGATGTTGATTGGGATACTACGGTTGCTCTCCCACCACCAAACATTTGCAAGTTCTAAGAACTTTTGCTTGTGTTCATTGTTTGCTATACTACCAAAATCGTAGATAGTTGTGACTGTATTGTCTTGATTTTGTATAATACCAACGTACTCTATCCCTGCATACACGCACAGCGTTATGAACGGATAGTGTTCGCTAAGAGTACTAAACATATTTTTACCCATAAATACTCCAGAGATTCCCTATGTATTCGACCACAGCCTATTTATATCAGCAAATCCAACCGGTGATTTTGGTAGACATCACGGGAGCCTATTTTGATCGGAGATGGCAACCAGTGTACGCAAAAAACTTAACACTTAATCTGGGTGTAGACAATGTAATATTGTTCCAGTTTCAGAATCAGGATCAGAAACCTGTAAATATTACAGGTGCAACCTTCACGTTTCGCATTATCAGCCAAAATGGTCAAGACCTGCTATTCTCCAAGGAACTAGTAAGTTTAAGCAATCAACTGGGTCGAGCCAAGGTAACTATCACTGCCGAAGAATCAATGCATTTCCAGGAGCAGCCAGCAAACTGGAGTATTGAAATAAGCTCGGGTGTACTGAACCAAGCAGTATACACTGATGATAAATGCAGTGCTCGCGGCGTAATTGACATTGTCAACTCGGTGTTCCCGGCGTTTGTTGCAAGCCGGATTTTGACGATTCCAAGTCAAGCACCTGACAGTTCAATTTACTATTCCAGCACAGTGACCACTGACGGGTCTCCTTTGACAACCTTCCAGTTAGATACTGCTAACTACACAGGTACTATTGCAGTACAAGGCGCAACTGATGCAACAGCAAATACCGTCGAGTGGTACAACATTGATTTTCAGGATCTAGCAACTGGTAACACAGTTAGTGAGTTAACAGTCACTAGTTCAACCTCAAGACGTGGTATTAATGTTCAAGGATATCATCCTTATCTAAGATTAGAATTTGGCATCAGTAATGGAAATGTAGATCTAATTAGTTACAGATGAAGTTTAAAAAAATTGTAGGTTTTGGGGATAGCTGGGTTTGGGGCGACGAGTTACTGGACCCAGTTTTGCTTTCTAAAGACAAAAATGCACATCCAAGTTGGATGCAAAATACTCCTTACAGAGAAAGCAATTGCTTTTTGGGATTGCTAGGCAAACATTACAACGTCCCAGCTGAAAACTTTGGAATCCCCGGTGGAAGTTTACAAAGTACCATTTGGACTTTTCTTTGGTGGCTGCATCACGAACCCAATCCATCAGAGTGCCTGGTACTAACCGGCTTAACTGAAGGTAGTAGAATGAGTTTTTTCAATCCCAACCATCAACGCATGAACAACGACCCACCGTGGAACAAATTTGTACACAGTGCCTGGGTACATGCCGGGGTTGAAGACGGGCCTGTTACTCGAGACTGGTCCGATATGATCAAACGTTACATGGTATTAAGTGAAAGCGATCCACTGAGCTTGTTAAATTACCAACAAGCATTGTATACATTTGATGGCATTGCTGCCAGACGAAATATACCCATGCTAATTTGGGATATAAGTCCCCCACAAGAAGAATTATCAGTACCAACAAAAATTTGGACAGGCTTTAACTTTGTACATTGGCTAAGACGCCATCCAAATGAACTAGAGTTAACATTTCCGGGCGGCCACCCGAATGAAAAAGGGCACTTAATACTCCGAGATATGTTGCAAGATGAGATTGATCGTGTTATACTATCACAGTGATCAACGTATTCGATTATCTGCCAGGCAAACGCAAACAAACACCATCAGGATGGGTCAGCTTCAATGCGGTTTGTTGCACTCATAATGGCAACAGCTTAGACCGACGCCAGCGAGGTGGATTCAAAGCAACCGAACAAGGCTGGAGCTACCACTGCTTTAATTGTGGGTATACTGCTAGTTTTATTCTTGGAAGGCAGCTAACATTCAAAGCCCGTAAGCTATTGACCTGGCTAAACGTGCCAGATGCAGAGATTGAACATGTTAACTTAGAAAGTCTAAAGCATCGCAACATACACGGCATCATAGACGACAGGCAACAAATGTTTAATACTCTTCAAGCCATTGAGTTTGAAGAACGAGATCTACCGCCCTTTGCAGAGTTGTTGACCGATGAAAATGCGGGGTACACAGAATATGTGAGATCCAGGTGCGTGCCAGAAGACTTTCCTGTGATGATACAAGAGCGCAACGACGGTGTTCATTGGGTGCGTCCGCACGTGGTAATTCCGTTTACACACAATGACAAAATTGTGGGATGGACTTGTAGATTTTTAGACAACAAGCAACCCAAGTTTATCAGTGACAGCCAGCCAGGTTATGTATTTGGCACAGACTTGCAACACAGCGATTGGCAGTATGTGATTGTTACTGAAGGAATTTTTGATGCACTCTCTATAGGCGGTCTAGCGTTAATGCACAATACTATAAGCGATGCTCAGGCAAGATTAATACGCAGTCTAGGAAAAGAAATTGTTGTAGTACCAGATCAAGACAAACCGGGTATGAAGTTGGTTGACCGCGCAGTAGAGCTTAACTGGGCAGTGAGTATACCCAATTGGCCCGAGGACGTCAAAGATGTCAACGATGCAGTGATTAGATATGGCAAGTTGGCCACTTTGATGATGATTATGCAGGCAAAAGAAACATCCAAGATCAAAATAGAGATGCAAAAGAAAAAGGTACTAAAGCGTGTCTAATTCATGGTGCCCAGAAATATTTCGCAGTATCTATGTTGATAGATTTAATGATGATCAAATACGATTTGCACCCTGCTGTCAAGCACTGCCAACAATAGAACCTTTGTCTACATTTGATTTTGCCACCAATCAATATCTAACTGGTCTAAGAGAACAAATAGCACAAGGCAAAAAACCCACTGAGTGTGATTCATGTTGGAAAGTAGAACGTGTAGGGCAAAAAAGTCGTAGACAAAGTGCTATTGAATTCTTTTCAATTGAGCCTAATATAGACGTGGTGTTAGAAAGTATTGATCACAGCGCCACATGGGCTTGCAATTCTGCTTGTGTAATGTGCAAACCACAGCATAGCAGTATGTGGGCCAGTGAGTTAAACTACAGTGCAGACGAATTGTACAAAGCTGGACGACGTTTTCAAAAAGCCAATAATTTTTTAGAGTACCTTGATATTACAAACATTAAGAAAATACATTTCAATGGCGGAGAGCCGTTGTTAAACAACGATCAAGTTGAGTTGTTGGAAAAACTAAAGACCAACAACAAGTTGTCATCTACATTTGTGAGCTATAATACAAACGGCACAGTTTATCCCTCACAAAAGATTTTGAATTTATGGGCAGAGACTCGTTTGGTAAAGTTGTTTTTTAGTTTAGATGCAATTGGCCCTGCATTTAACTACATACGTTGGCCAGGAGATTGGAACCAAGTGCGTGACAATATTTTGAGACTGCGTGATACTGCACCATCAAATGTTATGTTTGGGATCAACGCCACAGTAGGTGCTCATAATTTATTAGAGATTGGTGCAATGTATCAGTGGTTTGACGCAAATTTAAAAACCAACCGAGAAGGTGACCCATCGGATTTTTGTTGGCAATTTGCCGATAACTTTCCAGTGTCTGCGGTGCCCGAGCAAGTTAAAAATAAAGCCATCGAACAATTGTCCAATGTTGATGTATTGACTCCATTGGCAGACCATGTTAAATATAACCCACCCAGCAGTTATCCGTGGACACAAACGTTAGATACAATTGATCAACGACGCGGAACCGACTGGCGTACTGTGTTAGAAATTGGAAAATATGACTGTTAACTATCAATTTTACGAAACCACAACATGCAAGGCCGCCTGGGACAACTACATGGGCCTAGATACTAGTATGCGTCCATTGAATGGCTTGTGTTTGATTTACTACGTGATCAAACATTTTCAACCACAGAGCATTTTAGAAATTGGATTTAGAGAAGGCATGACATTTGCCGCAATGCTAGAAGCATCCACGCCCGGTTGTCACTTAACTGGTATTGATATCAAACTCACAAGAGAACACTTTGACAAATACTTTAACAAGATACAACTTACACACGATAGGCGTATTGATTTGTTTGAAATACCCAGTCAAAACTTTATTCCAGATCGCAAATATGATTTTGTCAATGTTGATGGATGTCACGAGTACCCACAGGTATTGACTGACCTAGCGACAGTGAGTCGTGTTGTGGAAAACAATGCAATCATCATGCTTGATGATTATGCCACACCCGGAGTGGACCAAGCCATTGATGATTTTATGAAGCTAGACACAGGATTTGTGCCGTTTTTAAAAGATCGTCAAGCAGTGTTTTTTCATCACGAGAGTCACGATGCTTCGGAGTTTCTTGACAATGTATTAGACAAAACATTCTTTGACTTAGCATCACTTTATAATGTACAATACAAAGGACACAACACTAAAGAAGTAAACTTTTGGCCAGCCATAAAAGATAACAAAATATTTTGGCTCATGTGTAACCGACTAAAAATATAATATGCTTAAAGAATACACAGTTGATATACAAAGATTGTTTTTGGAGATGATGTTAGAGGACGCACAAAGTTATGTGCGTGTACAGAACATCTACAACCCACAGAACTTTGACAGGAGTTTACGTGCTGCCGCCGAGTTTATCAAAGAGCATACTGACAAGTTCAAGACCATGCCCGAGCGTACACAGATTGCAGCCGCAACCAGTGTAAAGCTTCAGCCGGTGCCAGATCTCAACGAAGGTCACTTTGAATGGTTTATGCAAGAGTTTGAAAGTTTTACCAAGCGCCAAGAACTTGAAAGGGCTATTCTTAAAGCGGCAGACTTGCTGGAAAAAGGTGAGTTTGACCCCGTTGAGAAACTGATCAAAGATGCTGTTCAAATATCCCTGACCAAGGACCTGGGCACAGATTTTTGGCTAGATCCGGAATCCATGTTCAGTCGATACTTTGATGCAGGTGGACAAGTAAGCACAGGATGGCCACAGCTGGACAAGTTGCTGTATGGTGGATTCAGTCGAGGTGAACTCAACATCTTTGCAGGTGGATCGGGATCAGGCAAGTCCTTGGTCATGATGAACATTGCGTTGAATTGGGTACAACTGGGACTGCATGGTGTTTATATCACGCTTGAACTTAGTGAAGAGCTCACAGGTCTGCGCACAGCGGCCATGTTGACTAACATGAGCACCAAGGACATTCGCAAAGACAAAGAAACTGCATCGTTAAAAATCAAATTGGTTGGTAAAAAAGCAGGTAGTTATCAAGTCAAGGCATTGCCAGCACAAAGCAATATCAATGATATTCGCGCATTCTTGAAAGAGTATCAAATCAAAACAGGACGCAAAGTAGACTTCATGATGATTGACTACTTGGACTTGTTGATGCCGGTTAGTGCCAAAGTCAGTCCCAACGACTTGTTTGTTAAAGACAAGTACGTGAGTGAGGAACTGCGTAACTTGGCCAAAGAGCTGGGTATCTTGATGGTAACAGCTTCGCAGTTGAACCGAAGTGCTGTGGAAGAAATTGAATTTGATCACTCGCACATTTCGGGCGGTATCTCCAAGATCAACACAGCAGACAACGTGTTCGGCATCTTTACCAGTCGTGCCATGAAAGAGCGTGGCAAGTATCAGATCCAGTGTATGAAGAGTCGTAGTTCTACAGGTGTGGGACAAAAGATTGATTTAGACTACAACATGGAAACCATGCGTATTACAGACAGTGGTGACGCAGAAGGCGAGGGTTTCAGTAAAAAGCCTTCAATGAATATCATGGAAAGTATCAAGGCAAAGGCCAGTGTTAGTGCGAGTACCAGTGAAACAAGTTCAACATCCTGGGAAAGAGCCACAGGAACGCCAGCGTGGGAACAACCTCCCAAGGTAGAAGCTGAAGTTCAAAGTGCAAAACTAAAACAGTTGCTTGGACAAATTAAAAAATAATGTACGCATATCAAGATATACGTCATGTGCATTTAGAAATTTCTAGTCGGTGCAATGCAGAGTGCCCGCTGTGTCCTAGAAATTTTTATGGATATCCCTACAATGATGGGTACATTGAGCATGATATGACATTGGGTGAAGCACAACGTATATTCTCGGTTGATTTTATCAAACAGTTGGGCGCAGTACAAATCAATGGTAACTTTGGCGACATCGTCATGAATCATGATGCTATCTCCATTGTTGAATATTTGCGTAGTCATAACAATGTCATGGACATCACTGTTACCACAAACGCTGGCGCCAGAGATAAAAAATTCTGGCGAGAACTGGCAAGATTACGATGCCGTGTTATTTTTTGTATTGAGGGGTTTGAAGACACTCATCATCTCTACAGACAAAATACACGCTATGAAGTCGTTATAAAAAACGCCAAGACATTTATTGACGCGGGCGGTACAGCTACCTGGAAAATGATAGACTTTGCGCATAACAAGCATCAGCAAGAACCAGCTCGCCAACTATCTAAAGACATGGGGTTTAAGAACTTTCTTTTGGTAGATTACGGACGAGATACTGCCCCAGTATTTGACCACAGTGGCAATTTAAAACACGTCATTGGCAACCCCACAGAGACAAATTTTAAAAAAATGTTTTTTACGCGAACTGTCAACAGAGTATTTCTTAAAGATATCATTGATGATAGAACCCCTGCTCCAATCAGTTGTGCAGTCAAGGGATCAAGTTCAGTGTACGTGTCCAGTACCGGTGATGCGTACCCATGTTGTTTCTTGGGATTTAATCCCAAAACATATGGGCATGGTAATTATCATGCCGCTGCCAACAAACAAATATCTGAATTAATTTACGAAAACAATGCTATTGAACATGGGCTAGAACATGCTATTAAATGGTTTGATAATATTGTAAAGGCCTGGGAAATACCCGACTTCCTCAGTGGCCGCCCAATCATTTGTCATGACTATTGTTCCAAAAACGGTAAATATTGAACAAAGAGACGGTATCATGCAAAAGAAAACTCGCAGTATTCTCGAAGAGCTAGACTCAATATATCAAGAACGTCAGCAGACCCGCGATCGACAATACATTATTGAAAGTCGTGCTAGCAATGTCATTGCCAGTGCTATTCGTTTAATTGAACAAATTGAATCTACATTTACACCCGAGCAAGCAGATAATTTAAATCGAAAATTGCTAAACGCAATTAGAGACCGAGATCCTGGTAAATTTATTAGAACCGTGAGACGTACCAATGCTGGCTGAAGGCGGTAATGTTTTTAAAGATCCTGCCGGTAATCCAGCAACTCAGCGTATAAATCAAGCTGATGTTCCTGCGACTATCGCATTTGTAGAAAAAGTACTGGGGATGAAATTCCCACAAGAGCGTTGGCTAGGATCAACTGGCCGTAAGCCCACATCTGGTGACCTTGACCTTGGGGTAGATACTAGCGAAGTAACCAAAGATCAAATTGCTGACAAGTTAACACAATGGGCACAGTCACAAAAACAAGATCCACGTGAATGGGTTAAAAAAGCAGGCGAAGTACATTTTAAAACACCCATTGCTGGTGATGCTAAAAAAGGTTTTGTGCAAACAGATTTTATGTTCTTTCCCAATCTTGATTGGGGAACATTTTTTTATGGCGGCGCCGAAGGATCTAACTACAAGGGCATGAACCGCAATGTTCTAATGAGCAGTATTGCTAAATCCCTAGGACTCAAAGTGGGCGCCAATGGTATGTTCAGTCGTACTACAAATCAACTGGTCAAGGGCGGCATGGACCCCGACTATGTGGCTCGAGTATTGCTAGGATCAAATGCAACTAAAGAAAATCTCAAGAATGTTGAAAGCATTTATGCCGCACTAGAAAATGATCCAGAGCGTGATGCCAAGCTGAAAGATTTTAGAGAATATCTTGCACGAGAAGGACTCACTGAACCTGGTGCACCTGTGCAAGAAAATGAAGTCAGCTTTATGTCTCGCTTACGTGATAGAATTGTAAATCAAGGCTATCACATTATCATTGAATCCGAAGCTCCGGCCAAGAAGAAAGATCCAAGGATCCCACATCCTGAAGACGCTTTCTTCTTAGGTGGTAGTGCAGCCGCATCAAAAGCCATACAAGGCATGGAAAATGCTATTGCCAATGCTGGTAAAACCACTATCAAGTGGGATGGTAAACCTGCATTGATCTGGGGCAGATTGCCCAACGGCAAACTAGCAGTCATGGACAAATATATGTTTGACGCCAAGTATCCGGCACAAAGTCCCGAAGACTGGGTCAAGTATGATCAACAAAAAAAATCTGGTAATTTAAGAAGCGACTTGTATCCCAAGCTCAAAGCCATATGGCCAGGATTAGATGCTGCCACAATAGGCCCTGGCTTTTATTGGGGTGACTTGATGTGGGCCGGAGAACTACAACCACAAGGCGGTAAGTACACATTCAAACCTAATTTTGTACAGTATTCAATCCCAACCAATAGCGAACTAGGTCAAACTATTCCCGGCAAAACTGGTGGCATTGTTGTTCATCAGCAGTTTGCTAATTTAGGCGATCAAGTAGCCCAGCCTTGGGATGGTCAGGGCTTGCAGAATGTTCGTGGAGGGGTTGATATTATCAAGCCCAATATTGGCATTACATTTAAACTAAAGCCACCTGCAAAATTAATTGCTGCCGCAAAACAAGCGGTTGGCACATACGGCGCAGCCGTGGATCAACTGTTGAATTCTCTACCGGCTAGCACACGAGCACAAATGCAGACCTATTTCAATCAACGCATTATTGGCGCTACAAAATTCAGTATGCCCAACTGGTTGAAAACCAAGTCTAGTGCTCGTCAGTACAGTGAACTAGTAACTGGTAATCCAGACGTCAATGGACAATACAATGCCAAAACTGGCAATATCCCCGGCAAACTCTACACACTTGACGCCAACAACAAACCAGTGCCCAGTCCGGCTCACCTGGGACTGCTGGCAATTTGGAACTCAATATACAATTTAAAATTAAACCTGGCACAACAGCTTGAACAACAAGTACAAGGGCTAGAGCAAAGCACTGGTGGTCAAGCCGAGGGCGAAGGATTTGTTGTTCCTACACCAACTGGGCTAGTCAAGTTGGTGAATCGTGGGGTATTTTCAGCAGGAAATGCCGCACAAAATAATCCCAAGTAACTGTTTTTTTAGAGATCGACTAAATAAAAGCAGACCCCAAGTGGTCATATATTAAGGAGATTTAAAAATGGCATATTTTCCACCTTTCAATGGTGACGCACAACCAGTATTTGCGTTAGACGTTAACAACGGTCCTCAGACCGGTAACATTGGTTCTACTGATGCGTTAGTTCAGCCTCAAGGCCCCAAGCTAGACTTCTTCAAAGTTCTAGTTAAAAACGGTTCTGCAACAGCAATTGATCTTCGCGATCAGTTGGGTAACTACAGCGGCGGCGGTACAGTGTTTAACCCAGGTGTTGTTGTTCAGATCAACCAACGTGTTCAACAAACTGCTACCATCGCTATCTACCAAGTAGAAGGCGCAAGCACTGGCCAGATCAGCTACGCTATCTACCCACAAGATGCTTACACTGCTTCCACATTGCAGACAGCTATTCAAGCTCTTGGCAACATTCAGATCACAGCATCTGATGGTACTGTGACTGGTGTTGACGTTAGCGGCACAATTGTTACTGAGCCTGGCTTCCAACTAGCTTAATCGATTATACGTCGACCACACAACCCTGGATTTATTCCAGGGTTTTTTCTTGTCCGTTAAATAACAGACATGACTTATCGTATCTTTTGCAAAACTAAATTTGACATCACAGCCACTGGAGTGCGCAGTCATTATAGATCTGCACGTATGCCTTTTAAGGACGAACAGGGACGGGATATTATTGACCAATCTACATGGAATCGCTCACGGAACAAACAACGTAATTGGGAAACTGTTAATCAAGTCATAAGCCTGCGCACATTGCCAGAGAATATCAATGCACCTAAGCAGGTGATTGTGGATGATGTATCGTTTTGGGAGTTTAGTTTTGATATTGACAATATTGAAACAACCACATTAGATGACAACCCAGTTGGTGCGCTAGTACGAGACTGTCAGGGAGTACCAATGATACTAGGGCTTGACGAAACACCTGGACTAGCACCAATGCTTGATGCAAGCATTGATTCTAATATATGGTTCTGGACCAACTTAGAATAAATAATTCTATGTCCGACACCACTGAAATTGAAAAAAAGAGCCTTGAAGCGCACGTTGAATTGTGTGCTGAAAGATACCGCCAATTAGAATTCACTATTTCTGATATCAAAGCAGATGTGGCCGAACTAAAAAACATACTAAATGTGGTGCGTGATAAATTGTCTGAGATGAGTGACAAGAGAAACAATCAACTTATTACCTGGGCCATTAGTATAATGAGTATTATGCTTGGTACCATTGGTTACTTGACTGTTAATTACGTTTTAAAATAACATGAATATAACAGACAACACACTTCGACAATTAGAACAAGTGCTGTCGGCTGACTTTGAATCAGCCAAACAAAATTTAATTTTTAGTACTGAAAACGGTTATCAAGTTTTTGATCGTTATACCATATTAAAAAAACAAAATAATGTAACTGTTACAGAATACACTGGTGATCCTCTGCCTTTTACCAGCGTGAGAACAGCACTGAGCTGGTGCATAGCAGACAAATACAATCAGATTAAACTAGCCAACGAAATCAAACGATTAGATGAAAAGCGTTGGCGATTACGAAACGACGTGAGCTTTTCTCAAAAGCTCACTAGTAGATTTAAGGACCCCGGCACTCGGGAAACCGCACTACTTAAATTAGAAACCAAACAAGCTTTGCTTAACAATGTAGAAATTGGTTTAGAAAAATGTGCAAACTTAGCTAAATATTGGCAACTACGGGGATTCAACGATGAAATTGAACGAACTAAGCGCAGTGCGCAAAACAGAGACAATCGCTCGAGTATTCGAGTCTTACCTAGGTAAGAAGGTAGACTTTCAGGCATTGTCAAACACACAGGCTCAACACATGTTACGCCGTGTTAGATCTTTGATCAGTGAGCAGAGAAGTTCATCGGGCATTTACAAGAGCGAGAAAAATCCTGCTTACTTGAAATTAATGATGATGGAACAAGCTTTGGCCAGTCATATCAATGAAGTTGGCACCACGCCAATGGCAATTGATGTCAACGATCCAAAGACCAAACAGATCATGCAAAAAGCCGGTAATGGTCAAACACTGAACCCTGAAGAACAAAAAACCATGAACGCTATTGCTCTCATGAAAAAAGAGGGCAAGAAAGCAGGCATGAAGCGCATGGTCAAAGAAAGCGAAATTCAACAAGCTCAAGTTGTTCTAGCAAGCCAAGACATGCTGGATCGTATTCAGAAAATGACCGAAGATATCAGCGAAATGCAATTCAAAGATCTACCAGCATTGACTGACAGTATCAAGAATGACATGGGAACCGAACAAGCCACTGCATATCAAGCACAAGCCAGTGCCGCATTGAGCACATTACTAAGTGCATTGCAACAAGGCAAAACTCAACTAGAAGCGGCTCAGGGTGCTATTACTGGCACTGGTACTGACCTTGCAGTGCCAGGCGCTGATGATGACCTGGGTGCTGATCTAGACGCTGACGTAGATGCAGCCGCCTTGGCAGCACCAGACATGGGCGGAGATGAAGAAGATATATCAGTGGATGCTGATATTGACGCAGAAATTGAGCCAGCATCATCCCTGGGTAGAGAACGCAGAAAATGAGAATTGACGAAGTAGCTAGCCAGCCAGATACGGCCAGGCTGGCCGCTTTGGCAGAGTTCCTTCTAGGACGCAGTAATGATACAAATGCGTCTAAAACAATTTCTACCGAAGCATTTATAAATTTAGCTGGCGACATGGGTATACCTTTGACTCATCAGCAATTGGTTAAATTTAGTCAAATGCCTCCACTGAATGGCATCATTGCCAATGTTGAACCAAATCAGATAACTTTCAAAGGTGCCGAGCCCGATGTTGACGATTCAGACATGAGCATCGACCAAGCTCGCGCCACTGTTGATAAAATGGCCAAAAGAGCCGCCAGCAAAGGAATATAACATGCTAGAAACTATTTTTTTAATAGCCATTGGTGCCTTCATTGGGTGGAATTTTCCTCAACCCGAGTTTGCTCGTAATATTCAGAAAAAAGCAGTTGACTTTTTTTCAAAAAAGTAGTATACTAAACTGCTAGGCAAGGCGTTATATAATAGTAACACCTACCTTAAAGGAGAGAGTACTATGAAAAAAATATTTGTAAGCATGTTGTTAGCTGGGGTAATGATGCCAGCATTTGCACAGCATCACCAACACCAACATGGACATGGACATGGACATGGATACTGGCACCACCGTGGGCATGGCAGTGGATGGAATTGGGTTGTCCCAGCTGTTATTGGCGGTGCAGTGGTTTATGGTGTAACACGCCCTGATCCAGTTATTGTACAGCAACCAGTTATTGTGCAACCTCCTGTACAGGTAATACAACGACAAAATTGCAGTCCCTGGACAGAAACAGAAAATTCTGATGGTACAATTACCCGAACAAGAACATGCGCACAATAACATTAAACAAAATAACCATTGTACCTATCACAGTGATCTGCACTTATCTATTGTATAAGATAGGTCTTGAGCTATGGTGTATATCCTACGGACTGTTAAATTAAATGGCTTACAGCGAAAAAGTTGTTGATCATTACGAAAACCCCCGCAACGTGGGCTCCTTTGAAAAGGGCGACGAAGATGTGGGCACTGGCATGGTGGGTGCACCTGCCTGCGGCGATGTAATGAAACTACAAATAAAGGTGGATCATGATACAGGTATTATTACAGATGCAAAATTTAAAACGTATGGCTGCGGCTCAGCGATCGCGAGCTCGAGTTTGGTTACTGAATGGGTCAAAGGAAAAACTCTTGACGAAGCCGGGTCAATTAAAAACTCCGAAATCGCTCAAGAGCTAGCTCTTCCACCGGTCAAAATACATTGCAGTATCCTTGCCGAAGATGCCATCAAGGCCGCAGTAGAGGACTACAGAAAGAAGCATGCTAACAGTCACTGACAGTGCGGCAAAGAAGATTCAGCAAGTAATTGCCAAACGTGGCCGGGGTCTGGGCATTCGGCTAGGTGTTAGAACCACAGGTTGCTCGGGGCTAGCTTATGTGTTAGAATATGTAGATAGTCCACAAGAAACTGATCAAACTGTCGAATGCAATGGATGCAAGATATTCATTGATCCGAAAAGCTGTCCATATTTGCAAGGTGTAACTGTTGATTATGTACGCCAAGGTCTCAATGAAGGCTTTGAATTTAAAAATCCCAATGAACGTGACCGTTGCGGTTGCGGAGAAAGCTTTAGAATTTAATGATAACTCAACGCTACAATTATGCACCCCTTGATAGAACAACCATTCAAGGCAAGCGACATTATTGTTTGCCCGACGGCAGTAAAGTACCTAGTGTCACTACTATCCTTGATAAAACTAAACCGGCTGAAGCTCGACAGGCATTGGCTAATTGGAAAAAGCGTGTAGGTGAAACCAAGGCACAGGAAATTACTACAGAAGCCGCAAATCGAGGCACACGCATGCATTCCTACTTGGAACATTATGTATTGCAGGAAGACATGAAGCCCTTGCCAAATAATCCCTTTGCACAACCATCATGGTTCATGGCCGCAGAGGTTATTCTTAAAGGTCTATGTAATGTGGATGAATTTTGGGGAGTAGAAGTTCCTGTTTACTACAGTGGCCTTTATGCTGGCACCAGTGACTGCGTTGGCGTCTGGAAGGGCCGTCCAGCCATCATGGACTTTAAACAAACTAACAAACCCAAAAAGCGCGAATGGATCGAAGATTATTTCTTACAACTTGCGGCCTATGCTCAAGCACATGATAACATGCATGGCACAAGTATTGATCAGGGCGTAATTTTAATGGCCGCTCAGCCCAAACTCTTGGAAGATGGCACATATACCACGCCAGAATATCAAGAGTTTGTGGTAGAAAAAGAAGAATTTGCTCACTGGAAAGATCAGTGGAATCGGCGAGTTGAGTTCTACTATTTGTCTAGCTAAATACTGGCAAACGAGGATTTCAACGTGGCCATAGTACAGATTTCAAGAATAACCAATCGTAAGGGTGCAACCGATAATTTGCCACAGCTGGCAGGTGCTGAGCTTGGGTGGTGTATTGACAGTCGTCGACTGTTCATTGGCAATGGTACTTTGCAAGAAGGTGCCCCGGTTATTGGGAACACAGAAATCCTTACAGAATTTTCTGATATTACAGTTTTAAGTAACTACACATATCAAGATGTAGCTGTTGGATATATTGCGGAAACTGGCCCAAGCGCCAGCGACCCCACAATACGAACAGTACAAGCCAAACTTGATGATCAAGCTTGTGTGCGCGATTTTGGTGCAGTAGGTGATGGCATAACCGATGACACCGCAGCCATTAATCGAGCACTGTACCAACTGTATTGCCGAGAGTCAAATCCACAAATTAGAAGAAGTTTGTTTTTCCCAGCTGGTGTTTACTTGGTCACAGAATCTATTGTGATCCCAACTTATGCCAAGTTGATTGGCGAAGGTGCCGATTGCAGCGTTATTCTATTGTCTACTGATGACAGCTCAATACCGGACTATGTTGCACAATATGGAGATAGTAGACTACAAACAGGCGTTAACATTGGTACCAATGGAGCCACACCACCTAGAAACATTGAAATTAGCTCAATGTCATTTCAATCAACTAATGTCACTGATATATTCTTGGTCAACTCTGCCACACAATGTTGGTTTGACAGTGTGAATTTTATTGGCCCAGTTACACAAACTGAAATTGAAGACAACGGATCAACCCCACTACCAGAAATTACTGGTGTGTCATTTGCTAGTAACGGAAGTCTTGTAACCAACGACATTACATTTGATAAATGCGGATTTAGCAACATCACCACCGGTATTGGTACCGGCAATGTTATTCGAGCAGTCACTGTAAGCAACAGCAAATTCAATATACTGTTTCAAGGCATTGTGCTAACCAATGACGGTGACGGCGGAGCAACTGGATTTAGATCAGTGCATAACATGTTTGACAATATCTATGCTGAAGGTATTGTATATGATGACGTTAGTTTAAATGCATCGGCATATAACGTTTTTTACAATGTTGGTAATAGTATTGGTAGTGAAACACCCACAGGCCCTGTGATTACTTTTACAAATGACATTTGTGTATCTATCAATGACTTATTTGAACGCAGTGATGCAGATGCGTTCACCTACCCTAGAATATCTATAAGTAACACTAGTTCTTCAACTGGTGGAACTCAATTAACGTTGGGTCGTTATACTCAAGAAAATGGTAAAACGTTTACACTTCAAAATGGTGTGTCCGGACAACCAATTTTTAATGTGAACCTAACATACACGAAAGCATTTCAAATGGAATATACAATTACTCGAGACACTGATGTTCGTCATGGTGTATTTGTAGTGGTACCATCTACAACAGGTACAGATCCCGCATACACAGATGACTTTACAGAATTTGGTAGCGTAGGGATTGAACTCTCAGCAATACAATCCGGAACACAAGTGTCCGTTGAATATGATTCAACAGTTAGCTTGCCCGGTACCTTAACTTATACCTTATCATATTTGGCCTGATGTGGCCCGTTACTTTCGAAGAGCGCCTGCAAGAGTGGAATGACTTACGCAAGGAGCTCGGGTCCCTTACCTTAGAACAACAATTGCCAATTGTTAACGATTGGTGGTTTCGCGCACCCATGATCAATCAACATCTTCAATGGGATTCTCATCGCAACTGGCCTGGCCCCTGGGATCTTTTGGCCGAAGACTGCTGGTGCGATGTTGCAAGAGCACTAGGAATAGTGTATACTATTATGATGGTTCCTGCTAACAGCAATTGCAGTATTACTATGGCCTGTTGCGATATTGGCAATTTAGTCCTTGTGGAGCAAGGAAAATATATACTGAATTGGGCGCCACAAACGATCTTAAATATCGATTCAACAAACATTCAGATACTGCGACAAGTTGACAGCAGTGAGCTACAACGACAATTAGGTTAATAAATGACACAAATACAAGTACAAAAACGTGGTGGGCGTAAAGAACCACTAGACCTTGAAAAATTACATAAAGTAGTGTTTTGGGCAACACAAGGAATCACAGGAGTATCAGCAAGCGAAGTAGAAATCAAAAGTCATTTACAGTTTTACAACGGAATTCCAACAGCAAGCATTCAAGAAACATTGATCAAGTCAGCCGCTGATTTAATCAGCGAAGAAACGCCAAACTATCAGTATGTTGCCGGGCGCTTAATTTGTTACCACATTCGTAAACAAGTCTACGGTGACTTTACCCCATGCCACATTCGAGAATTAGTTAAACGTAATGTAGCCAGTGGGTTCTACGATCATGAACTGTTAACAGCATACAGCACTGACGAGTGGGACAAGATCAATGCATTTATACGCCATGATCGAGACGAGCAGTTGACATATGCTGCCATGGAACAGTTTCGCGGCAAATACCTAGTACAAAATCGCGTAACAAAAGAAATTTTTGAAACACCACAAGTGACCTATGCATTGATTGCTGCCACATTGTTTGTTAACTATCCATCTGAAACAAGATTGCAATGGGTCAAAGACTACTATGACGCAATTAGCACACATCAAATCAGTCTGCCTACACCTGTAATGTCTGGTGTTCGCACACCACAACGTCAGTTCTCCAGCTGTGTTCTAATCGAGACTGACGATAGCTTAGATTCAATCAATGCAACAACGTCTAGTATTGTAAAATATGTAAGTCAAAAGGCAGGTATTGGCATCGGCGCCGGTCGCATTCGTGCTCTTGGTTCACCTATTCGCAATGGTGATGCTTATCACACTGGTGTAATTCCCTTTTATAAAATGTTCCAGGCGGCTACACGCAGTTGCAGCCAAGGTGGAGTGCGCAATGGCGCGGCTACGTTGTATTATCCGATCTGGCATCTTGAAGTTGAGGATCTGTTGGTCCTAAAAAATAACAAAGGCACCGACGACAACCGTGTACGTCATATGGACTACGGCGTACAGTTTAACAAAGTCATGTATGAACGTTTGCTGACCAATGGAAACATATCATTGTTCTCTCCCAATGATGTTCCCGAAATGTTTGATGCATTCTACAAAGATGTTGACCGTTTCCGTGATCTATACGAAGCGGCTGAACGCAATACAAAAATACGCAAGAAAAAGATCAAGGCAATTGATTTGTTTACAATGTTCATGCAAGAACGTAAAGACACTGGTCGTGTGTACTTGATGAATGTAGACCACGCCAACAATCATGGCGCATTTATTCCTGAACTAGCACCGATACGTCAAAGCAATCTGTGCTGTGAAATTAATTTGCCTACAAAACCACTAAACGATATTAATGACCCCAATGGAGAAATTGCATTATGCACACTCAGCGCATTGAACTGGGGAGTGTTTAAAGAGCCGCAAGACATGGAAAGTGCTTGCACATTGGCAGTGCGTGGACTTGATGCATTGTTGACTTATCAAGACTATCCAGTTCTCGCGGCAAAAATGGCCACAGACAATCGTCGACCCTTGGGGGTTGGCATCATTAACTTGGCCTACTGGTTGGCCAAGAATGATCTAAGCTACAGCGATCCAGCCGCATTGGCCAAGGTCGACGAGTGGGCTCAACACTGGAGCTATTACTTGATCAAAGCCAGTGCTGATCTTGCCCAAGAGTTTGGAGCATGCCCCAAGAGCAACGAAACAAAATACCATAATGGCGTTCTCCCAGTAGACACATACAAGCAAGAAGTTGATGAGCTTGTACCACACCGTGATGTAGTTGACTGGGCCGGATTACGTGAGCAACTTAAACGTACCGGAATTCGAAACAGTACACTGATGGCGTTAATGCCAGCAGAAACAAGTGCTCAAATTAGTAATGCCACCAATGGTATTGAACCACCACGTAGCTATGTTTCGATCAAACAAAGTAAAGATGGTGTGCTAAAACAAGTGGTGCCAGAGTATCGTAGATTAAAAAACAAATATGAACTTTTATGGGATCAAAAATCTCCTGAAGGCTATTTGAAAATTTGTGCAGTTTTGCAAAAATATATTGATCAAGGTATCAGTGTCAATACCAGCTACAATCCACAATTTTACGATGAAGAAAAAATTACCATGAGTGACATGCTCAAGCATTTGGTAATGTTCTACAAGTACGGCGGAAAGCAACTTTACTACTTCAATACCTATGATGGATCCGGCGAAATTGATATCGACCGACTAGCACAATCCAAATCTATCTTAATTGAAAGCGTTGACACATCGTTAATAGCAGACGATGCAGATTGCGACAGTTGTAAAATTTAAAAAAAAAGGATAACAACATGACAGTATTCAACCCTTCCAAAAATCGCGACCACACCACTTCCTTGGCGTTTTTAGATCCACAAGGATCACTGGGGATTCAACGATATGAAACCTTAAAATACAAACAGTTTGACAAACTAACCGACAAACAACTGGGATTCTTTTGGCGTCCCGAAGAAGTGGATGTGCTTCGTGATGCCAAAGATTTTAAAGATCTAACAGACCACGAACGACACATTTTTACGTCAAATCTAAAACGCCAAATTTTGTTAGACAGCGTTCAAGGTCGTGGTCCCAACTTGGCATTATTGCCATTGGCAACAATACCAGAACTAGAAACTTGGATCGAAACCTGGGCCTTTAGCGAAACTGTGCATAGCCGCAGTTATACACACATTATTAGAAACATTTATTCTAACCCTAGTCAAGTGTTTGACGAGTTATTAGACATTGAAGAAATTGTTCAATGTGCCAAATCTATCAGCAAGTATTATGATGACTTATATGACGCTAGCCTAGCATATCAATATCTAGGCGTAGGCAAGCATGTAATCAATGGTAACACAGTTGTAGTTGACAGATACGAACTTAAGAAGAAACTATGGCTGGCCATTAACAGTGTCAATGCACTCGAAGGTATTCGTTTTTATGTGAGCTTTGCTTGCTCATGGGCATTTGCTGAACTCAAGAAGATGGAAGGCAACGCCAAGATTATCAAACTGATCTGCCGCGATGAAAACATACACCTAGGTAGTACACAAACTCTGATCAAGTTGTTGCCACAAGATGATCCAGACTACGTTAAGATCAAAGAAGAATGTCAGGCCGATGTTGTTGCCTTGTTTGCCGAAGTGGTGCAACAAGAAAAAAATTGGGCACAGTATTTGTTCAAAGATGGCAGCATGATTGGTTTGAACAAACAACTACTTGATGACTATGTTGAATGGATTGCGCATAAACGCATGACTGCTCTTGGATTGCCCAGTCCCTATCGCGGTGGAAGTAATCCATTGCCTTGGACTGCCAAGTGGATTGCCGGTGCCGATGTACAAGTTGCACCCCAAGAAACTGAAATTACCAGTTACGTGATTGGTGGTACCAAACAAGACGTTGATCAAAATACATTTTCTGGACTAAGTTTATAATGTTAACAGTATATTCTAAAAATCATTGCCCGTTTTGTGATCAAGCAAAAGCCCTGCTTGAAAAATGGGAAATACCTTTTGAAGAAGTAAAAATCGATGCTGATGATTCTGCTCGAGAATTCATAGTCGGTGCCGGGCACCGAACAGTCCCACAAATTTACCATGAAGGCAAATTATTTGTTGACGGTGGGTTTCAAGGTTTAAGTAAGCTGACTGCAGACAATGTCAAAGAACGTCTGGGACTTACTAACTTAGGAACTCTATGAATATCGAATCAAACAAAGTTTTTATTTTTAAACTAATCACCAGCGAAGAAATTGTAGCTCGAGTTGAAGAACAACACCAGGACTTTTTAGTACTTTCACATCCCATTACCATGGTTGTAACACAACAAGGGTTACAAATGATACCTAGTTTATTTTCCGCAAATATTGAAGCAAATGTACAGCTAAATAAAAGCAGTATTTCAATGGTAACTGAACCCAGGGAAGATATTGCTGACAGTTATCGTCAAGCAACAACTGGTATTTCAGTACCGCCAAGAAAACAAATTATTACAGGATAACTTTAATGCCAGCAGTGTGCAGACTTGGCGATCCAGACAACGGCAAGGGTCGAATTCTTGAGGGTGTAAATTCCGTGTATGTCAATGGCAAACCCATTGCCGTCGTTGGAGCCAAGGTAAGTCCTCATGGTAAAGGTAAGCATCGATCTGCTAAAGTACAACAGGGAAGTGGCACGGTATTTGCCGGTGGCAAAGCAGTAACTTTTGTTGGCGCCATGGACAATTGCGGACATACTAGAAGCTCTGGCAGTGGCGATGTATTTGTGGGCGGTTGACCATGGGTGCATTGTCATCAGTGATGGCCACTGCTGGTGCAGGTTTATTACCTAATCCCCCTCAGGATGTTGGCACCACAATAATCGCACCAAACAACATTGCAAATGCTGTGGCAACATATGGCAATGTTTCAATTATATCAACATTTCAAAGTATTTGCTCTACTGCACTAGGTGCAGTAAGTGGCGGAAATCTATCTCAAACAAACTTATTAGGCTTGTTGGCCCTGGGCTCCAACACATTCCCTGCACTAACCAGTGTGTTACCGGAAAATACCGCACCCACTAGTGTACTGGTTTCTGGTTTAGCTAGCCCCTGGGACAGTTCTATTTCTTACATAGCCGGCGACGTAGTTTCCTATAATGGCAATGTGTTTATTGCCAAGGTTGCAAGCAAAAATCAAACACCCACAACTGGCACATACTGGAATCTTTACATTGTATGTTATAGCTTACCAACGGTTGTTGGAATTGATTCAACAACAGTGTCCGGCAACGGGGACCAGTCAAAATTTTGTCAAGCTTTTATGGCTGCTCAGGGATATATTTCCCAGGCCAATGCAACTATTAATTCAGTAAAAAACAGTGCGATCTTGGCCGAAACATTTACACCAGCAAATGGTGGCATGGACAATTTGACCACTGGTGGGTTGAATCAAGTAACCAGCGACATTGCCGGGCTTGGTGCAGATTTAAAGAAACTGGGAAACTTGATTAATCTAGCACAGTTGGATTATTGGGGACTGCCTGGAGAGTTGTTGGCACAACTTGGGCGTGTGGGCAATGGTATATTACCAGGGCTGGCCACTCCATTAACCACTGCCGGTATAACAACACAACAAATTTCCAGTTTGTCCAAAGGGTCAAACACACTAGATGCGCAAGCAGAAAAAACTGCATATACAGTAATGACAAAAATCACTGGGTCGGTTCTTTCCCAGGTACTAGCTGTGTTTGGGGTTACAACTAGTAACATAGCCAACATGGCACAGTTGTTGAATCCAAAAGTTATAATGCCAACTGCTTACAGCAAATTGTTGTGTCCAACAAAAGATGGACTTGTGCCAATCTATGTCAACGGCGCCACAAATCAAAATCTAATTACCACAGTAGACGATGCCAACATCGTTGCTTACTCGGGACAAACTGGTACCAATGGTTACAACACACTTAAATTAATTACTCCACCAGATCAAGCCCTGGCAAACAAAGCATTTGCCCAAGCAATGCAACAGGTAAAAAATGTTTCAACATCGTTGTTGCCTGGTATTAGCACAGCAATGTTGGCGGTAGAATCAAACACTGGATTGACTGCGGTTAAGAATTTGACCAAACCAGTTCCGGCCACTGTGATTACTGCATACCAACAACAATTAGGTCAAGGATCGGGTCCTAACGGCACACTGGTTATTGGTGACATTTTGGGAGTAGCATATAAAGAATCTATTTCCACTAGCCTTACCACTATTGCCAACGCAGTTTCTTCCATTAGCGCATCTTCTCTCAACAGTGTTTATACCAATATGTCAGATACCTTGGCTGGTACATTTGGGCCATCAACTGGTCCTGTGATTATCCCCAGTGGTCCCGGAGCTGGTACGTACACTACCTGGAACGAAGCATTTAGTACAGCATTGACACCAGCGGCTGCCTCGGCAATTTCTACTATTGCATCCAGTAATGCCAGCAAGGTGACTGCAACCAATACCCAGTATACTTCAATTATAACCGAAATCGTTAAAGAAATAACAAATCAAAACCGAGCACAAATTGATTTTACTGCGTTCGAAGCTAATTCAACTTCGAGCACAATGAGTTTTTCAACAAACTTACATGAGTATGGAAACGATCCAGACGCAAATGATGTTTTGCTCAAGTTTACTAACACCGCTACACTAGGTGGTCAGTCGTTGATTAGTAGTTTGCGCGAAGGCAGAAACATCGAAGCATTGCAAAATGCTGGAATCAAGCTTGACACACAACTAGACTCTGCTCCGGGACCGGTGATTAGCAACACAACAACATCTGCAACACCTTGGTCTCGGGCATCACAGTATTGGAGCAGAAGCTCCACGCTATCAAACACTTTTCGAAACTGGGGCATTTTACGCTCGTGGAAAGGGCAACAGATTCCAAATTGGGGATCAGACGGCACCACAGAACAGACTGGCACAGTATCCGTAAAGGCCAGTGGTACCAATGTGGATGTTGTTATTGTTGATGCAGTGCTTGATCCTGCACATCCTGAGTTTGCAGTAAATGCAGATGGTACAGGTGGATCACGAGTAAAATACTACAACTGGTTTGATGCAAATATACCGGGCGATCCCTCTGCTGGTAGTCGATATAACCCACCCATAACAACCAATGCACCGAGTTCTGCTGATGACAGCAGGCATGCTTGCCATGTAGCCGGCATCGCAGTCGGAAACACACAAGGGTGGGCACCAAAGGCAAACATTTTTAACATATCACCCCAGTATGTAACTGGTGGTGTTCCTTATTTGTATTTGTATCAGTACATATTGGCCTGGCACAACAAAAAGAAAGCCACTGGCAACACCAATCCAACTATTCTCAACAACAGTTGGTACAGTCGTTACACAATTCCTTATACCAGCATTACTTCCTTGACATATCGAGGAGTAACTTACGCAGGGCCGTTTACTCTTGTTCAACTGTTGGGCTATGGCATTACCAATGATGGGGCTGGTAACTGTATTGTTGCCCTGCAAAATTCAACTATGGATGCACAAATAAAAGCATGTATCAACGCCGGTATTATTTTTGTAGGATGTGCTGGCAATAACGATACAAGAATTGCAACATCCAGTGATGCAGACTTTAATAACACATTGACTGCCACCGGCTTCAATGGCGGCAGTCCAATTTATTATGCTCGTGGTAGTTCGCCAGTTGCCACACAAAATGTTATATGTGTTGGCGCAATTCGCGCACCAAAGAATGATGGCAAGGCTAGTTCAAGTAACTGTGGTCCTCGTGTTGATTTGTTTGCACCTGGTGCATTCATTACCAGCGCCTGGCTGACTGCCAATGGTGCATCCGGACAACCTACTCCGGTACCAGATCCAAGAAACACAGCTTATTACATTGGCAAGGATACTGGAACCAGCATGGCAGCTCCGCAGGTCACTGGCATACTTGCCGCGGCATTGGAGGTCAACCCAACCATGACACAAGCACAAGCATTGGCATACATTCAAAATGCGGCTGCACCAAATCAAATCCCGGATACTGCAGGCGGATATGCTGATACATTCAGTTTACAAGGAGCACCAAACAAATATCTTGCACTACCATCTGATTTAAAGTAATACTGTTGTACTACTTTAACGGTTGACAACTAATTCTAATTTCCGTATAATACTAATACTTAACTAAATGGAGATTTAGATGGATGTGCTAGTGCTCAGCGATACTAAGTTTGATGGACAAAAATTGGCCGCAGGCTGGATTTACGACCTTGAAAGCAGTGACAGTCGAATTCACAAAGAAAAGGTGATTGAAAAAGCCTTGATGGCCGCAAAGTTAGGCAGTGCAGATGCACAATGTTTTTTGTTTAACTGTTACCAAGCATACAATCCATTTTATACTTTTAATGTTAAAAAAGTGCCTGACAGCAAAGGTAGAACCGGATGCTTTAATCCTTGGACAAAATTTTGGGCCTTACTAGAAAGCCTTCGCACTCGCAGTGTCACTGGCGGCAATGCACGATCTGCCATTGCTGAACTCATGGAAGAGTTTGATAGTGATGAGTGGAATGATGTATGTGCCAGAGTAATCAAAAAAGACCTGCGCTGTGGCATTAGCGAAAAAACACTTAACAAAGTCCTGGGCAAAACCGAGTGGAAGATTCCCACATTCAGCTGTCAGCTCGCACAAGACAGTACAGACCAACCCAAAAAGCTTCGTGGCATCAAACGATTAGAAGTCAAGCTTGACGGTGTTCGTGTGATTGCAGTAGTTTCTGGTACCAGTATTGCACTGTATAGTCGCAATGGCAAAGTATTTGAAAACTTTCCACAAATTGAAGATGCTATTCGTGAACAACGCCGAGCATTTCAACATGGTCGAGGTACCGGCGGCAACTTTGTACTAGATGGCGAGATTGTGGGCGAAACTTTTCAACAGCTCATGCGCCAAGCACATCGTAAATCAGATGCTCAAACTGATGGTATGGTATATCATATTTTTGATATTATTCCGTTTGAAGCACTCAAAGAAGGCCATTGTAATTTACAACAACACAAACGAATTGAGTGGCTCGAAAGTGCTCGAAACGCACTAGCAGAAGAGACTAGTTGTTTGCGCATCATGAATGGGCTTAATGTAGATTTAGACACTGGCGAAGGGCATGACATCATGCGGCGTTTTGCTGACGATGCTGTAGCCCAAGGCTTTGAAGGAATCATGATCAAAAGCATGGATGCACCGTATGAATGCAAACGCAGTGATTTTTGGATGAAATGGAAGCCCACCATTACAGTGGACTTAAATATCATTGGCGTTGAAGAAGGCACAGGTCGTAACCTGGGCCGATTAGGTGCAATTGTTTGTGAAGGAGTTGATAATGGACGTCGTATTAATGTTAATGTTGGCAGTGGTTTGTCTGATAGCGATCGTGATGAATATTGGACCAACCGGGATGACTTACTTGGCCACATTGTGGAAGTCCAAGCAGACGCAGTCACCCAAAACCAAGACGGAACATACTCATTGAGATTTCCACGCTTTTTGAGATTCCGTGATTTTGATCCAGGAGATAAAATTTGAACCAAGTATTTGTTAACACACTAAAAAATATACTGACCGAAAAGCTCACTAAAGAAGAATTCTTGGCCGAGCTTGAGCGCAGTCCCGATGAGTTTTGTTCTTTACGACTCAACGAGCTTGATGATTATTCCAAAGAAATTGTCTGGGAATGTATCAAGGTTATTGATAAAGAAAACTTCAATGGCACTGACGTTGAGTCCAAGTATAGCCGTTTAATAAGAGAACACTTTGGATTAGCATGAACATTTGGATAGCAGTCCGTAATCCTCTACGTCATCGGCCATTCCGTAATCTTTGGGTACGGAGTAAACAAGTTACCCAACACAAAGTTTGGGAAATTCAACTAAGTCAATATGCATATAACTGCTTGGAGTTCCAAGCCAATCTTGCTTGGTGGGGAGAAGACCATGCCGGCCCCAGAATTACTATTAATATCTTTGGGTTAACTCTGGACATTTGCATGTACGACACACGACACTGGAATGATGAAACCAACAGTTGGGCTACTCTCTGATTTTGAACTGTCATCGTACAAGCATCGTCAAGAAGATTTTCTTTTACCAGATACGCCAAGCACATGTTTGAATCGTAAACATTTTAAAACATATCCTCACAAAGTCAACTATACTTTTAACAGTCGTGGATATCGTGATAATGAATGGCCTGACTCTGCAAAAGAATTAACCGAGGCATTTTGGTGTATTGGTGATAGTTCAGTAATGGGCGTTGGTGCGCCTATTAGCCATTCATGGCCAGTTGTGCTGTCAGAGATGACTAATAAACGTTGTATCAACATAAGCATGCTCGGTGCCAGTAACGAATGGATTGCTCGGCAGGTCAATAAATTACTTGACCAACTAGAAGTTGATACTGTTGTGATATGTTGGAGTTATGTACATCGTCGTGAACAGGCGCTCCAACACGCACTTGAAGACTTGTGGGAAACTTTCTATGCATCTGTTAAAGATGCAACTTGGCCTGTTGTTGGTTTTAAAGAGTTTGACACATTGCCGGATAATATCAAACTTGAAATTAAACAACAGCATGACTTTGTTGGCTTTAGAGTAGAATCGCACTTGATGGATGAACATAGAATACTTGGTGGTGTTTGTGTAGATGAAGAACTGAATTTAATATTAACATTAAAGTTGATTCAAGAGATAGAACTACGCAAAGGTAATACCAAGATACTGCATACGTTTGTTCCAAATTTTATAAACAAGGAATATCACAGCAAGTTTGCGCAAATGTTTGAACGCATTACTTCACAGTCAGTATTAGAAATTAAAAAAATAGATTTTGCCCGGGACTATCATCACTTTGATATTAAAACTTCTAGACAGTTTGCAAAGCAAATCGTGGGGAGACTCTAATGAAAATACTAATAGTAGGTGACAGTTTTGCATCTGATTGGTCTATAAAGTACAAAGACTATCCGGGCTGGACAAACTTAATAGCAAATGATTACGATGTAACTATTTTAAGCCAGCCTGGATGCGGGGAATACAAAATTCTCAAACAATTACAATCAGTTAACATTGATCGGTATGACTTGATTATAATTTCTCATACAAGCCCTGGTAGAATTCACACACCAAAACATCCTGTACATAGTCAAGACCTGTTGCATAAAAATTCAGATTTAATCTATACAGACCTTGAGTATCATGCATTAAAATTTACAAATTTATTCAATAGCTCGTTGTCCACAGCACACGATTTCTTTGTGTATCACTACGATGAAGAGTATTATGATCACGTTTATCAGTTACTACGTGACGAAATTACTAAATTGGTTGCATCCCGATCAACGCTGATAGTTAACCACCTGCCTTGCTTGTCCACTTACACCGGCAGCAACGTCTTGGATTTTTCCCCGATGCTTGAGACCCATCGAGGTATCATCAATCACTTTTCTCAACCTGGCAATCAAATAATTTATCAGGCTGTAAAAAAATACATAGAGCAATATTGTGCAACCTAAAGATATAAAGTGGATCCATGTCGAAGCAAGTTCTAGGTGCAATGCCAGTTGCCCGGGTTGCTCACGAAACAACAATGGATACGGCACGAACCCAGCACTGATTGAAAAAGATATTGACATTGATCAGTACACTGATTTTATAAAACAGTTTCCCAGCCTTGAAGGCATACAGTTTTGTGGTAATTTGGGCGACCCCATTGCTCATCATGATTTTTTAAAATTAGTAGAAGTTTCAAAACCACTCTGTAAAAAAATACAAATACATTCCAATGGTGGTCTAAAATCAGCAACTTGGTGGGGCAAGTTGGCCGCATTACTGTCGGGCATAGAACATGACGTTTGGTTTGGGCTTGATGGGATCGGGGAAGTACATCAGCAGTATCGTCAAGGAACCAACTTTGATCGTGTTATTGCCAATGCCACTGCATTTATCAATGCCGGTGGTTACGCCACTTGGCAATTTATACCATTCAAACACAACGAACATCAGATCAAAGATTGCATGCGAATGAGCCAACGGCTTAAATTTAAAAAATTCAAGTTGATACGTTCGTTTAGGTCGGATCTTACCATGGTTAGAGACTGGCGTACCGGTGAGTATCTATACGACTTAGAGCCGTCTACTGTAACACAAAAAATATTTTTCAATCCAAAGAAACACCTGGTTGAGTTTGACCGTTGTATGCACTTGTCAATGCCCAGCATTTACTTGTCATCCACAGGAAAAGCTAGCACATGTTGTTATTTTGTTAACCATGTGTCATTTGATCAAGTTGATAAACTGTTTGACAGCGTACAAATTGATCTGGCCAACCCTGACCCTGTGTGTTTGAGCAACTGTGGCTCTTGACATAGCAAAATTTCTGTGTATAATGTTGACATGGCTACATTGCACAGATTTAGAATTTATGTAAATTCAACCGCACAGTGGTATTCTGTTATGAATGAATGCCGTGATTGGTTTGGAAAAAATTGGAAAACCCAGCCAAAAGTTCGCAAAAAATTAGAGACATGGCGCCGCCACAGTGGAGAGCCTATATGTGTGTGGTTTGAGGTTCCCGATGAACGATGGGCCACCTGGGTGTCGACTAAATTTGCACTAGAAGTTGTATCCGAAACACGCTTCAAGGACCGCTAAATAATTTAATGATCTTGACTATACTAATGTTTGTGGTGGCACTATGTCTAAGCGCAGTGGCCGCTTTTTATTCCATTGTGGGCTTGACCGCAATCTTTGCCGCCGCTGTCATGCCCATTGTTCTCATGGGCAGTATCCTTGAAGTAGCCAAACTCACAGTCACAGTGTGGTTACACGAGCACTGGGATCGAGCTCGCTGGTTAATGAAGATTTATCTGAGCACAGCAGTGGTAGTGCTGATGGTAATCACCAGCATGGGCATCTTTGGCTTCTTAAGCAAAGCTCACAGCGATCAAAGCATGGTGTCGGGAGATGTGCAAGCAAAAATTGCAGTTTACGATGAGAAAATTAAAACATCACGAGAGAACATAGATGCAAACCGCAAAGCACTTAAACAAATGGATGAGGCAGTGGACCAAGTCATGGCAAGAAGCACTTCAGAAACGGGTGCAGATAAAGCCGTGGCTCTCCGTAGGACGCAACAAAAGGAACGTCAGCGTCTCCTTGCTGAAATTGAAGCCGAACAGAAAAGAGTTAGCGTACTTGCTGAAGAGCGAGCGCCGATTGCCGCCGAGGTTAGAAAAGTAGAAGCCGAAGTAGGACCAATAAAATATATCGCCGCATTAATTTACGGTGATAACACTGATACTAACATGCTTGAAGCCGCGGTTCGTTGGGTCATTATATTATTGGTCATTGTGTTTGACCCTTTGGCTGTGATGATGTTGTTGGCCGCAACTGAAAGTCGTAAATGGTTGCGTCAAGATCAAACAAAACCTAAATATGAACAAGATGATGGCCCGTTGACTCAAGAGCAAGTTGAACAAATAAAAGAATCCACTAAAGAAGATTTGCCCATTGGTGAACTAGTAATCAAGGATGAACTATTTCCATCAGACCCATCACCCCCGGGATGGATGTACAACACTACCACAACAACATACCCATCCACTGAAGAAGAAGTTGAAGAATTAAAAACCGAATTTGATCGTAGCAAACATGCATACCTTGATCAACAATTTCAACCCTTTGAAAACTTACAGCCAATGGCACATCGTCCTGAATCAGAAAATGAATCAGATACTGTAACAGACGATGAACATGATTTAGAAGATAATGACGCAGTCAAGCAAGCCAAGTCACAGTGGAAGATAGATAATCCGGGTGAAACTTTAAAAGAACAGCGTCGATTATTTGAGCGTGGAATCATTGATCGACTGCCTTGGGAAGACTACTTGCCAAACCCAGCAGTTGGTAATGTGCCGTTTGGTGAGAAATTCCCAACTGCGCCTGCACGTGGAGATATGTTTACACACGTTGGTTATGTACCTTCTAAGTTGTACAAATTCAATGGTGAAAAGTGGATTGAAATTATCAAAGACACTACAGATCAATATACATACAATCAGTCTTATATTGATTATTTGATCAATGCTGTTAGCAGTGGCCATTATGATGCAGACCTTTTAACCGAGGGCGAACAAGCCCAAATTGAATCTCGTTTACAACAGGACAATTAATGATATCTCCCATTGATATTTGCAGTTTTTGCGGCAAACACAAGGACAGTGTACAAAAATTAATAGTCAGTGACACCGTGGCCATTTGCAATGAATGTGTTGACTTGTGCCGGGACCTTCTCAAAGATATTGTACCCACAGAAGAAGTTGAATCTGCCATTGATCGTTCAGATCCCAGGATACTAAAAAAATATCTAGATGAATATGTTATTGGGCAAGACTCGGCCAAGGTTGTTCTTGCAGTAGCAGTCATTAATCATTACAAGCGACTACAACGCAAAGAAACAGATCCCGAAGTTACAAAAGCCAATATTCTCATGCTTGGCCCCACTGGTTCGGGCAAAACATTGTTGGCACGTACAGTGGCCAAATATCTTGATGTACCTTTTGTTATTGCCGACGCCACAAGTATTACTGAAGCAGGCTACGTGGGCGATGACGTTGAAATGCTTATTGCTCGTTTGTATGCGGCATCGGGTAACAGTGTAGAAAAAACACAACGTGGAATTGTGTTTGTTGATGAAATTGATAAAATTGCTCGCAAAGGCGAAAGCGCAAGTATTACCCGTGATGTGTCGGGTGAAGGCGTGCAACAAGCATTGCTCAAGCTAGTTGAAGGTACTGTTTGCCGTATTCCGGCAACAGGCAACCGTAAGCATCCCAATAGTGACATGATTGAAATTGACACAGCTAATATTTTGTTCATTGCCGGCGGTGCATTTGTTGGGCTAGATTCAGTGATTCGCAGTCGAGTACATGGATCATCTATTGGGTTTAGTAGTCTGGTAACTAAAAATATCGAAGTTAACCTTGCCGACGTTAGCCCCGACGACTTGGTTAAATTTGGCATGATCCCTGAGTTTGTAGGACGTTTTCCGGTTGTGGTAAGTCTCAATGAGCTTGATCGTGCTGACTTGAATCGAATACTAGTAGAGGTAAAGAACAATTATATTGAGCAATATCGATGGTTATTTCAGCAAGACAACGTGGACTTTGAAATTACAGAAGATGCACGTTTTGCCTTGGTTGATCGAGCTATGACCACTGGCACTGGAGCTCGAGCATTGCATAGTGAATTGGAGAGAGTTCTATTACCGCACATGTTTGATCTAGCACGTTATCGCAATGATGGTATCAAGACCCTGGTCATTGATCAGCAGTTGGTAAATAATCCTAAAGCACTTTAACGAAAGGATATATCTTGAAATTACATGGTAGAGCTGTAATAGTTTCAGACGGTAATGTAGAAAAAGCACTGCGCAAGTTTAAAAAGAAGATTGCAACTTCTGGGTTGTTGCAAGATCTAAGGGACAAAGAATTTTATGTAAAACCCACGACACGCCGTAAAACACAAAAAAGTCTTGCTAAAAAACGTTGGGAACGCTATGTCAACGGCCAACAACTCCCGCCAAAATTGTTTTAATGTATATTGAGTTTGAATTGCCCAACAGCAATGTGTCAACTTACGTAGCAGACCAACAATTATCTCGGGCACTAGTTGAGTGGTCAGAAAAATACAATATTCCTTACACTACCAAATTGGTCAAACTCAAAAAAAGAGTAACATTTAACGAAGATCGTTACTATGAGTTTTTTATACTAACTTGGGTACCAAAAACAAAACATAGTTTTTGGCTAAACTACCGAGTGATACGTGACCTAAATAACAAACTTTAACATAGTTTTCGCGTATAATAAATAACAATGTAGCGCCGATGGTCGGGCTACACTTATAGTCAACTTGCTTATTAAAGGAGAAATGACATGACTAAAATCACATCTTTTGATCTAACCCCCTTCTACCGTACATCAATTGGCGTAGACCGCTTGTTTGATCGTATTATCAACCAAATTGATAATACGGCTACAGCAGGCACTAACTATCCCCCATACAATATTGTAAAAACTGGTGAGCATACCTTTGAACTACAATTAGCATTGGCTGGGTTTACACAAGGCGAAGTTGAAATCACTGTCAAAGATGGTGTAATTTCAATCACGGGCGAGAAGAAAACTTCAAGTCTGCCCGAAGGACATGAGTACTACTACCAGGGTATCAGTGCTCGTAAGTTCTTCCGTAGTTGGCCTTTGGGTGATTACGTGGAAGTTGTTGACGCTTTGATGCGTGATGGTATTTTAACTGTTCGTCTTGAACAACGAGTACCCGATGCCATGAAACCGAAAACAATTGAGATCGCATATCAAAACTAAACTTTAACGTAAATACACGGGGGCTTCGGCCCCCATTTAAAAGGATTCGAAATGTCGCAAGCTGAACCAAAAACACGCACACGACTTAGCCCAAATGTTGATATCAAAGAACCACCGTTGTATCGTGTGATTTATATAAATGACAACAAAACCACTGTGGATTTTGTAATTGGAAGTCTGATAGAGTTTTTTGATTATAACGAAAACACTGCTGAACAAATTACTATAAACATTCATGAAGCAGGATCGGCTATTGTTGCAGTTCTTCCTTATGAAATTGCTGAACAAAAAGGTATAGAAGTAACTGTGAGTGCTCGTGGTCGAGGATACCCGCTACAGATCAAGCTGGAACCCGATACAGCTTAAAGTTCTACTCGTCGTGGATAGTAGGCTACTTGGCGAAACTCTGTGTCTCCCCTACCGCGGCAGTTGTTGACATATCGTACCCCATCAATAACTGAGTCAATTACACCATGGTAGTGGCCTATGCACCATGTTTTGATTTTGTTTTCGGTGTCAGCAGAAAATATGTTTTGCAGTCGTGTGTTGCCCATGATATTCATTCTGTAGGTGCCATCAAGTAAAGTATCATGTTCAACTAACTTAAACATTGGAATCGTATGAGTTACAATTACAATTTCTTTAATATCGGGGTGCATTTGTAATCTTGACACTGATCTACACAAGTATTCGGCCTCGGAAGTGGCTAGTCCGTCAATGATATATGGAACAATTTCGTTACACTTGTATTGATCGCAGAACCATTTAAAACTTTGATACGTGTCAATGCTGGGATCAAAGTTCCAGTCCCACCAACCATTTGTGCCTAAAAACGCCACACCATTGTATACTACAACATTATCATGCAAGTAAACACATCCATCGACACTGTTGACTATTTCATGAATACGTTCGGGACCATGAGCTAAATCATCCCAGTTATGTTTGTGTTCTTCGTTGCCATCTATAAAAATAGTAAGTTTATAGCACTTGCTAATTTTTTCAAGTGTGGTTTTCAGCACTGTGGGGTCACGAGCAACATCACCTGCAACAACGCATATTGGACTAGTGGCTTGCCCACTCCACTCAAACTCAGTGTCCCAAGTTTCGATATGCAAATCAGAAATAAGATCAAACGCAATTTTCATCATACATATTTAAAAGGAATTTAAACATGAACATAATATTTGGCAAAGACGCCACTGTCGCAGTAAGCGAGAAGTATATTGTATTAGAACTAGACTCAGTTAAGATACCAGGACTGTCAGAAGTTATTCCAGCATACTGTTTGTTAGATGCACAAAAAATTCCACTGACTGAAGTAGTAACATTGGACCAATTTCGTGACCTGCATGTTAACTTGATTAAAAATTATCGACTACAAAACTGGAAGTATTGCACTGATGCGATTGATCATCTCAAAGGTAAATGGTCAGGCGAGTTGGATAGCTTTTATACTATGTTACTTGAAAGAATTGAAGACTTTAAAATCAACCCGCCTGGCGACACCTGGGATTGGACTATTTCCGGCGGCATGTCAACAGCATCTGTCTAAGTTGTTGTTGGGTATTCTGATCGTGGAACTTCATCAGTAACACATCTTGTAAATTTGGATCCTTGCTGGCCAGTTTTCTAAATTCAATCCACCTTTGACCTTGCTTGTGTTGTTGGCAGTGTGTTTTTGCAATTGCATAATTGTCTAAAAACTCTTGAATAATTGATTTTGAAAACTCTTCAGAGAAAAACAAGTCTCGGTTATGCTTGGTTATTTTGTTAAGTTCCAAGTCAAGAGACTGTTTTTGTTCGGCAGTTAGACTTGTAATGTCTTTCATGACCTTGACAATTTTATGTAAACGTTTGACCGGGTCAATTTCTAGATCATAAGATTCGTCAATCAAGTCACCAAATGTTTTAAATCCGTATCTGCGCAGATAGTCAAGACTGGCATGTGTGGCAGCAAGTATAAACGGTTTCCCGCATGCTATTGGACGTAGTATTTTTTCAGTTAGCTGTAATCTTGGATCATCATACAATGTTTCAAGCACAACATCAAACCAACATTCATTGTAATCTAGACTAGAGTAATCGGCACTGGATGTTGCAAATGATAAGTTTTGTTCTAATACTTCAAGGTCTCTAGTGGAACGAAAGTCTGTGTTACGGTACTGATGATCATGATAATGTACACCGTTGTCGATTGGATTAAATTTAATTTTGCTTGTGGTGTCAAGCCTGTTCTCTAACACCAAGCTTGTAAACAACAACCGATACTCTCTAGTACCAGACCAAGCACGATTGTAAATGTTAAAATCATACTGGTAACTGCTGTTGCTACGATCAAGCTTTGAGTCATGTTGTGCATATCGATACCAGTCTCGGGCAATTATTGCATGAGCCCACCAGTAGACACCTACTAGACCCACAGCTTCGTACTTTGCGACTTCGGGGCTTCTAAGCTCGCTGTGTAGCAGTATGTTTTTATCATAGAGTGTGCTATTTCGGTGCATGAACCCAATGTTTAACTGGCTCCAGTTATCAATAACCCTGGGACTTTTTAAAAATGTATTATTAGCACTTGGTGAGAAACGATCAAACCAGGCCGGCATGTGTTTGGCAACGTACTCGGGGGTATAAAAATCAAAATTAAGAGGTTCTTGATCATGCACGACTACCAACAACGAATTCATCCATTCTGCCCAAGTTTGAGTAGGCAATTCAACAACATCAATATCTTCAAGATTTCTACTGCCTGGTGGATTAAAGTGATAAATTATCGTATAGTGGTCTAATTGATCACTAAGATAATCATACATTTGACTAAAAGGAATATTCATGAATAACAATGTAATTGGTTTCGTTGGACTCGGTAAATTGGGTCTTGATTGCGCCGAAGTTTTCGCCGAGCACTACACTACAGTAGGCTATGATATTTACCCACGCATGAGCGACAGTGTCAGAGTTTTAGACACCATTGGTGATGTAACTCGCGAGTCCGATTGGATATTCATCGCAGTACCAACACCGCACACAGAAGGCTATGACGGAAGTGTTCCAAGTAGTCACATGGAACCAAAAGATTTTGGGCATGAAGCAGTGGAATCAGTATTGATTGAAATCAACAAGCATGCCGACAAGCCCAAAAATATTGTTTTAATTTCTACAGTATTGCCAGGAACCACATCACGATACTTTGAAAAGCTCATTGATAAACAACACAACTTTTTCTACAATCCTTATCTAATTGCCATGGGCAGTGTAAAGTGGGACATGGTCAACCCAGAAATGGTCATGATTGGTACACGTAACGACAACAAAGAGCTGGCACAACAACTCATTGACATTTACAAACCACTGATGAAAAACAATCCACGATATATCACAGGAACGTGGGAAGAGTGTGAAGCTATTAAAATTTTCTACAACACATTCATCAGCGCCAAAGTGGGCTTGGTTAACATGATCCAAGACTTTGCACTCAAAATTGGCAATATCAATGTTGACGTAGTTACTGACGCATTGGCACAGAGCAACATGCGTATCATGGGACCCAAATACATGACTGCTGGCATGGGAGATGCAGGTGCATGTCATCCACGAGACAACATTGCCTTGCGTTGGCTTGCACAAGAGTATGACATTGGTTATGACTTGTTTGACACCATCATGCATGCTCGCGAAATTCAAGCCAAAAATCTTGCTCTGTTCTTGGTTAACCAAGCCAAGGAACACAACTTGCCAATAGTGATACACGGTAAGGCATATAAACCAAATGTTCCTTATTGCATTGGTAGCTATAGTACCTTGGTTGGTTACTATGTGAAAGAAGCCGGGCAGGGTGTGGTATATGTTGACCCGCTAGCGGACGACCCAACTGAAGTTGTCAGCGACATTAACGGCCCAGCAGTTATTTTGATGGCACACAATCGTACCATCACCTTTGGCTACACCGGAGAACAAGCATCTGATCCTGATTATTTCCAATTCAAGGCCGGATCTGTCATTGTTGATCCATTCCGTCGAGAATCTGATCGAGTAGGGATGACTGTGATTCATTATGGCAACACACGAAATACGTAAGTTAAAAATTAACAAGTTCTGGGATGATGAATTTAAATCTCTTGACTATGTAAACGAAGAGTTCAATGATCTTGACAGTGTAAAAAATTGGATTGACATTGGGTATCCCAACAAGTTTACTGGGGACATGTGTGACATGCGCAGTCCCCAACCAAGTTGGAATTCAACTTTTATCAAATACTTTGAAGAACTTGGCTGGAAAGACATTGGAACTAGTTACTATCGCATGATGCCCGGTACTGTGTTGCCAACACACAGTGATTTGTATATCAAGTACATAGATTTGTTTAACTTACATGGCAAAGAAAGTACCATACACAGAGCCATTGTATTTTTAGAAGATTGGAAACCGGGTCATTACTTTGAAGGATGCGGCAAACCAACAGTTGAATGGGCAGCCGGGGATGGTGTAGTGTGGGCATATGATGCTCCTCATCTGGCCGCCAACATTGGTCTTGAACCTCGATATACATTGCAAATTACTGGACACATATGATTTCAAGCTATAACGAATGGGATCGTCTTAAACGAATAGTTGTTGGCTCGGCGACTGATGCAAACTGGCCTGTGTATGATCCCGTGTTTGCCAAAGAGGCTGAAAAAACTACTTGGAAAGAATCCCCAGTTCCGCGTGGGCCAGTATCACAATACATAATCGATGAAGCCAACGAAGATTTAGATAATCTGGCAAGCACTCTGACAAGCTTGGGAGTAGATGTTGTGCGGCCTGATCCACTTAACTTTCAATCGCATGATGGCATGTACAATTATTGTCCACGTGACAGACTGCTTGTACATGGATCAACTATAGTTGATCCTGCTATGATGTATCCTTGTAGGGATATGGAATTGCAATGCTATCATGACATTGTGGACGAAGCAGAACACTATTACTTTATGCCTAGAAATGAAGGCTTTGTTTTAGATGCAGCCAACGTGTGTCGGTTGGACGATAAGATGTTGTTCCTAGAATCAGCCAGTGGTAATCGCAAAGCCTACGAATGGTTGTGCGACGTGTTTCCAAATGTTGAAATTGAAATATGCAATTTTTATGCAGGAGTACACATTGACTCAACCATTGTGCCCTTGCGCGAAGGGGTGGTCATGCTCAATGCCAGTCGTGTAAATTTTGATACGGTGCCCCGAGTATTTGATGGATGGCACAAAATTTGGGTAAACGATGTAGTAGCACAAGAGTTTCACAAGTATCCATATGCGTCAAAATGGATAGCAATGAACATGTTGGTAGTTGATCCTCACACAATTATTTGTGATCAGCACCAAACTGAATTGATCAAAACACTTAAAAGTTATCGATTTGAAGTTATACCAATGGAATTGCGTCATAGTCGTACCCTGGGCGGTGGATTTCATTGTGTTACACTAGATTTATGGAGAGAGCATGTTTGATACAAATCAACTAGAAAAATTAATCGAAACTGAAATAAAAAAAGCAGTTGATCAAATAATAATTCGTACACTAGATAATTTGTCGGTGGATCCAAACTGGATTGCTAGACTTGAAAAAATTATAGCGCAAAGTTACAAACAAAAAGTTTCAGAGCATCTGAGCGGTATAGACATTGACTCACAAATTGTTGACTATATTGAAACTGGAGTAGATCGCTGGGCTCATAAATTTCGACAAAATTTTCAAACAAATGGCATCACTGATACCGCAACCAGTACACAACTTTCAGTTGAAGATGGGTTGGTTGTTGTTGAGAACCAACTGGCTGCCACTGGATTGCACGTTGGCAACGATGCCAGTATAAATGGCACATTGGATGTCAATAACCTTATTCTTCGTGGGACTGTAAACGTTGATAATCATTCATGGAATGAATTATCAACTAAAGCAGCCAACAAAACATTGGCATTACTAACCGCGCAATGGAAAACAGAGTTAGCGCAAGCCACTCTAGAACATGCAAAAACTTCGGGTATTAATTTTAAATCAGTTTTTATAGATGACAAGCCGCTGGTCAAAGATGACACTTTAAATGCAGGGATTAGAAAGACCAACATTGAGACTGTTGGTACTTTGAATAATTTGAGAACTAGCGGGACTACAAATTTAAGCAACACTCTCACTGTGGTTGATAACCGTATTGGCGTAAATACTGAACATCCCGAAATGGCGTTGAGTGTATGGGATGAGGAAGTGGCATTGGTGGCTGGTAAACTCAGCAAGGATCATGCATACATTGGTACCAGCAGACCACAAACGTTATCCATTGGTGTAAATCGTAACAAGAGTATTGACATCAACAGCGATGGGTTGGTTACTGTACAGCAATTTAGAATTGACCGTTGGCAAATTGGACATACAAATCAAGCGCCGAGCTGGAGTGGTACTCGAGGTGATATCATGTTTAACAACGATCCCAAACCAGAACAGCCACCAGGCTGGGTGTGTTTGGGTGGATTTCGTTGGCAATCTTTATGGAATAAGTAATGAGAATTAATTGGGTTTTTTCAGCATCATATAACCCCGAACCCGGTGTTGACCTTGAAGCAATAAAACAAACCGGACCAACTTGGGGTTCCTGGCGCAGTTGGAGAGCATGTAACACCGATAATGTTATTTGTCATAATAGACCTAAAACAATAGATCTAGTAGATCGTCAATTTCACAAATCGTGCAATTTCTACATACCTCGAAAACATTTTCAAGAGATAGGGCGCCCAGTTGGTGTAAAATTTTATGATGGTGAATTTTTAGAGTTAGTTGATGACCTAGAAGATATTGTTACCATGCACTTAGTAGCACCAAAATCAGACATCGTGTTATTAACTGGGTTTGATCTATCAACTCAAGCCACTCCACAAGATCGGTACGCACAACATCGACTCAAAAATCGTCTGGGTTTGATGCGTAGTGCATTTGTAAATAACCCAGAAATACAGTGGGTTTTAGTAGATCACAACAAAGAAGTAGACAAGGCTTTTTCAGATTTGTCAAATTTAACTTGCGATGTAATGAAAAATGTGTTAAACTTATTGAAGTAATATACTTCAAGGATTGACATGACTCGTATTGGCTTCTGTTGCAAATGGCTTAATGATCCTGCAGAATGCGGTGGCATGAAAGTCAATGCTGTAGACCGTGAGCTAAACGGCCGATCAACCACAATGCGTTGGTTGCGTGAACATCCGGACGAAGCCGAACAGCGGCAATGGGACATCATGAATCACAACACTGCGGCAGCGATCAAAATGATCGAACGTGTGGCTACCTTGCCTGCGGGCCGCAGAATGGTTCGTTTGGGCAGTGAAATGCTACAGGGCTACACTGAACCCAGTTGGATTGACTGGTGGCAACAGCCGGACGTGCAACGACATTTAGAACGTATCTTTGCACCCATTGGCGAAACTGCTCGTAGGCTGGATGTTAGATTGAGTTTTCACCCAGGACAGTTCTGTGTTTTGGCCAGTGAGAATCCCGGCATCGTAAATAGAAGTATACAGGAGTTTGAATATCATGCAGATATGGTTCGCTGGATGGGATACGGCAAGACTTTCCAGGACTTTAAAATTAACGTCCACATCTCGGGTAAACAAGGTCCCGCCGGGATTCGCTCTGCCCTTCAGCGACTCAGCCCCGAAGCAAGAAACTGCATCACCATCGAAAACGACGAAAACGCCTGGGGAATTGACTCAAGCCTTGAACTTGCCCGAGACTGTGCCCTCGTGCTTGATCTACACCATCACTGGATCCGTACAGGAGACTACATTCAAGCCTCCGACGATCGAGTTAAAGGCATAATTGATAGCTGGCGCGGAATAAGACCTGCCTTGCACTACAGTGTCAGTCGGGAAGACTATCTGGTCGGACATGCCCCAGATACATTGCCGGACATGTCTGTATTGTTGGCTCAGGGCTGTAAAAAGCAAAAACTGCGAGCACACAGCGACTTCTATTGGAATTCGGCAGTGACTGATTGGGCATTGACCTTTGCTGATCAATTTGACATCCAATGCGAAGCAAAAGGCAAGAATCTAGCCAGCGAACAGGTGTATGAACGATATATTTCTTAACACATTTGCATGGATCCAAGATGACTTTAAATCTAACCGAGTTCGCTTTGTTGTTGAGCTTGTTGCTTGGGCTGTTAGTATTGGTTGCAGTATTACTATGGCACTCACAGTCCCTAATCCTCCGCTTCTCGCTCTCTATCCTATTTGGATCTCTGGCTGTGCTATGTATGCTTGGGCTAGTTGGACTAGGAAATCTTTTGGTATGTTGGCTAACTATTGTTTGCTGACCACCATCGACAGTGTTGGATTAATTCGTATGCTCACCTAAGCACTGCTATAATTGACTATAAATAGGAACGATGAAAACCATTGCTTTATTTGTACACCAACCAAAATGCTCAATTCAAAGTGGTAACGGGATAATACAAGCACTGACTCCATATTACCGTTTTAAAATTTTTACCCGCTACGAAGTTGAGCGGGATTTTTTTGATGATGTAGATTGTGTTTGTATTCCAGGTGGTATTGGCGATGCAAGTAGCTTTGAATACTTGCTGAGAGACAACGGCTCGCGTATTCAAGACTTTGTCGGCCAAGGTGGTGCATACCTGGGAATCTGCATGGGTGCTTATTGGGCTGGTAGTAATTATCTTGACATTCTTCAAGATGTTGATGCCGAACAGTACATGACAAGACCCGGAACCGACACACATAGACCACATGCTAAAAACGTCAGTATAACCTGGAATAATCAAGCCATGAAAATGTTTTGGTATGATGGTTGTGCTCTTGTAGGCAACGAGTCAAAATTTACAACAATAGCTCGATATGTTGGAAACAACGATCCCATGGCCATTGTGCAAAATCGTGTGGGATTAATTGGTTGCCATCCCGAAAGCACTGCACATTGGTATTCTTCGTATAGTTGGATGCATGGTCAGTATCATCACGGCAAACATCATCAACTGTTGTTGAAGTTTGTCGACGAACTTTTATTGTAACATAATTTTAACTGTTTTTGTCTTAAATACTAGATGAAGACATACCGCAGTATCTTTGTCAGTGATGTACATCTTGGCACCAAAGATAGTCAGGCAAGCCGTCTTAACAATTTTCTCAAACACAACACTTGTGATACCCTATACCTAATAGGAGATATCATTGACGCCTGGCGTATACAACAAAACAAGTGGCGTTGGAAGCAGAGTCACACCAATTTGGTTCGCCGTGTTCTGGGACATGCCAAGCGCGGCACCAGGGTCGTGTATGTTGCTGGTAATCATGATGAATTTTTAAGACCCATGATTCCTTATGGGTTCAGTTTTGGACTTATTGAAATAACAAATCAAACAACTCATATAGGTGCCGATGGCCGACGTTACTTAGTCACGCACGGTGACTTGTTTGATGGCATTACCAGATTGGCACCTTGGATAGCATTTTTAGGAGACAAAGCATATGATATCATTCTTTCGCTTAATAGCAAATTCAATTGGATACGTCATCGTCTTGGTTTTGGGTACTTTAGTCTTAGTCAGTACCTTAAAAGGCGAGTAAAAAAGGCTGTTGATTTTATCTTTCACTTTGAAAGGAATCTAGCAGGCTATTGTAAGAAGCGTGGATTCGATGGTGTAATATGCGGACATATACATCATGCTGAAATAAAAACAATAGACGGTGTCGCATATATGAACGACGGAGACTGGGTTGAATCATGCACGGCACTTGTAGAACACTGGGATGGTCGATGGGAAATCGTAACTTGGACCAAGGAGAGTGATGATGTGGGTACTGATAATACTGGCAGTTCATATAAACAATTCAGATGACGTGCCAGGGCGGGTGGAGCTGACATTCCAGGATCAGCAAACTTGCCAACAGGTTTTAAGTACAATCAAGTACAAATTGAAGTTTAATAATTTCAAGGTGGTGGCAGAATGCAAGAAACAAAACTAAGTGAAAAAATTACCATCGTAGTGCCATGCAAGAATGAGGAAAACTATATTCATTACTTGTTAGAATCACTAAGACAACAAAATATTGGCAATACCAAGGTGATCATTGCCGACTGCTCTACTGACAATACTAGACAAGTCATACATGACAACAGTGCAGGATTAAATGTCGAAGTCATTGAAGGCGGCCCGGTTTCTATTGCCAAGAATCGCGGTGCCCGATTAGTCACCACACCCTATATCTTGTTCATCGACGCCGATGTACGTTTTTTTAAGAATACTGTGATACAAGATGCTGTAAGTGAGATTGAATCAAAGAATTTAGATCTTGTTGGATTGAATATTAAATGCTATGACCGAGACTCAAGAGCCGCGCTTGGATTTATGCTTTTTAATACTATAAATCACACACTGAAATTCTTCTCTCCATTTGCTGTAGGTGCATTCATGTTAACTCGTAGAGATCGCTTTGAAGAATTTGGTGGATTTCCTGAGAAGTTCTCAACATCCGAGGACTACTTCTTGTCAAGAAAGTACAGCCCTAAAAAGTTTAAGATTGTCCGACATCACTTTGGACAAGATAGTCGTAGATTCAAGAAGATGGGTTACCTTGGTATGGGCAAGTATCTAATAAAGAATTTTATCAATCGCAACAATCGAGCATATTGGGACAAGCTAGATTCAACAAAATATTGGAATTAAAATTCGGACACAGGATAGCATGTCGCTGGATTTGCGTAACCAGTAAAGTGCCCCTTGCGGGGCATTTTTTATTTTTCATTAGTCTTTTTAGTAGCCCGAGGCTTAGACGATGTCTTTTTAGCAACAGGTGTCTTTTTAGCAACAGGTTTTTTTTCTGCTGTGATGGCAGGCTTTTCTTCTACCACTGGCTTTTCTTCTACCACTGGCTTTTCTTCTACCACTGGCTTTTCTTCTACCACTGGCGTTACTGCCGGCGTAGTTTCAACTACCAACGGTGCTAGTGTTGTGGGCACAGGCGCTTCAACCTTGTAAGGCGCTGGTTCCTGCGTTGCTTCTGTTTGCACTGGCTTGCCAAACAAGAATTCTTTGATTTTCGTAAACATAATGTTCTCCTATAAAGTATTTACACAAGATGCAATATCTTTGCACATTTCAACCTGCCAATTAAAATTCATGACATGATTGAAATTGTGCTCAACGACCGGGGCAATTTTTTGCTGTATCACAGCAGGATCTTGTGTGTGCAAATATGCAACCTGGTCCAGCATCATGTTCATTCGTTTTCCTGCATCGGGCTCTAAATCATATGATTCGTCAACAACATCATTGAATGTTTTAAAACCCAGCAGTTTTAGATTTTGCAAATAGCGTTGGCCACCTTCAACTAAAAACAGCCTACGAGCCAACATGGGTTTGATTATTTTTTCTGTAAAAAAGCTCCAGTTATTGTTGTTTGTAGTTTCCGCCACAATTGAATAGTGGGTTTGATTATATATGTCTACTGGTATAATTTGACTCAAACTAACTATCACACCGTTTACTGTTACTTCTTGTACAGTAAAGTTTATTTCGGTGTTGGGACGATCAATTATTTCAACAGGCCAAGAAAATTCTTCATCATGGTATTTTGTTAAGTCTAAGTCTTGTGCTGTGGGGAAATATTTTACTATGTTATAGTCATGACTGATATTGTTAAAAATATAATCTCGATAGGGTTTTTTTCTTCCCAATAGCACGTCAAAACACCGCGACTTTTTAGAATCACTTAACCGAGACAGAATTTCTGGAAATTGCTTGTAAAAGTGTACAGTGCTCCAAAACCAATACGAACAGAACTTGGCCCTGGCGTTTTGCAATGAATAATTTAGTTTGCCCCCAAGAAAGAATACCACGTTGTTAAAATCAAACTTTTTGCAAATTTCATCGTCAAATAGTTCAAACATCATGATGATTACCAATTTGGATTCGCGTACTGCCGCTGACACAAGCTCATCTGCGGCTTTGTCAAATACCATGAGTTCAATGATGCTGATTTTGTTTGATTGTTGCAACCAAGAGTCCCAGTCTGTGTGAGTGGTATAGTTAGCTAACCCTGATTCTTTGAGCCACCATTGGCCTTGGTCACCGTGGAGGTAAATGTTATGCATAATGATATTTACTAAATATAACATATGAGTGAAATTGTTTACACACTTGTAGTGACACATATTACTATACTGTGTGTGACACTATTCTTGCACCGTGGTCAAGCACATAGAGCAGTGACCTTCCACCCGGCAATAGAGCATTTTATGCGTTTCTGGTTATGGATGACAACCGGACAAATTACCAAGCAGTGGGTCGCTGTGCATCGCAAGCATCATAGATTCACTGAACAACCGGGCGACCCGCACAGCCCGCACGTATTTGGATTTTGGAGAGTGCTGTTCAAGGGTGCTTTCTTGTATCATTCGGCAACCAAAGATTCTAAAATGGTCGCACAGTACGGGTCGGGTACTCCGGATGATTGGATGGAACGTAATGTCTACACTCCACATAGTCGACTGGGAATTATTCTGTTATTGTTGATAAATTTACTTTGTTTTTCCTGGTGGGGGTTATTGATATGGGGTATGCAAATGATTTGGATACCATTCTGGGCCGCTGGTGTTGTCAACGGTGTTGGTCATTGGTTGGGTTATAGAAACGGCGAAACCCGAGATCACAGTACTAACTTCAGTCCTTGGGGTATTATTATAGGTGGTGAGGAATTACACAACAATCATCACTTGGATCCTGCCAGTGCTAAATTAAGCCGCAAGTGGTGGGAATTTGATATTGGGTGGACATGGATTTGTCTACTAGAACGATTTGAACTAGCCACAGTTCGGTAAAAATTAGTGCCCGTTTACTAATAAAAATTGTGATTTATATTGCAATGCAACATAAATAAGTGTACAATAGAAATACAAGATGCCTGTATTGGGTCTTGTTCGTAAACTTGCTTAATAAGGAGAAAACTATGTTTACAGCCGACACACTTATCGATACCGTACAAACCGGTAAAAAAACTTTGGTGAACACTTTTATCACCAACGAAACAGCCAAAGACGCAATGATCAAATTCATTGACGCTCAGTCAGACTACACCAAAAAGGCCGCCAAAGTTAGCATGGACACATTTACTACACTATCTAGTGAAATGGTCAAAGCCAGTCAAAACGCCATGAAATTTGATTACGTCAAATTTGGTGAAGGCATTATGAAGGCTTACACCGCCAAAGCCAATTAAATCTGACCAAAATCAGGTTGACCAGTAATCCTGTTCATGTTATATTACAGCATGAGCAGGATTTTTATTATTGTCTCTATATTGATAGCAGGGTGCGCACAGGCTCCAAAAGTACCTGTTGATGTTGCCCTAATTCCCAACGATTGTGCGAACCGGCATGCCATTATTCGATGGCTTGAATCGGTGCTTGAAACGGATAAAAGCAATGAAAGTGCTATTAAAGCCCGCATTTGGACTTTGCGTTATAGCTGTCAGCCTGTTTAATACTGGATGCGCAACTGGGCAATATCAACCCATGGCAGTAGACGACCTTGATCGATTTCAAATTGATTGTCGCATCAAAGAACAACAAATCCGTTTCCTTCAAGGCATGAGAGCCACGCAGGATGATAGATTTCTTGCAGGCGCAAACAATTTGGTTCGTCCCTGGGCCATAGCAACTAATTTCCCAGAATACAAACACCGTGTGTTAGTCAACAACGGATATACTAACTGGAGCATCAATCAACTGTTGATGCGCATATCGCACGATTGCCCATGAAAAAAATTATACCTTTGATGCTGTTGGCTTCTACAGCCCTGGCTGATGATAACTGTGTGTTACAAGAACGCACAGTAACCACAAACTCCACTGTGATTTTGGAACGTAGCACTATTCGTCGTGATGTTGTGCCGTACGGTGCCAACCAAAAGAAATGCATAGTTGATTTTCGTGTGAGAATCAAAGGGGAGTGGTACACTGCATTTGGTGAACACATTTGGTCGGGCGACACTCCCAGTTCACAAGCCTGTGCTGTTGCAGTCAATCGTGCAGAAGCAGATGCCATTTCCAGAGTTGCCCGCAGTAGTGTCACAAACGAACGAACCTTGGTGTGCAAGGATAGACCAGAATTAAAAACTCTACGTAACAGTCAAATTGGCACAGTTGGTGATGCTGGACAGTTTAGGCCACACCCAGACTATCCAAAACGATTTTACCATAATGGTGTCCAGTGTCGCTGGTTCGTAGAACCCTCATTCACTGGCAATGATGTGCGCATGTTCCAGGGAGTGGTTTGTGAAGTCCAAGATCAGAAATGGGTAGTTGTGGACAAATTTTAACTTGACTGGATATTGCGTTTCTTGTACAATTGTGTTATGTTAAAATTACCAGGAGGTAAAAATGGGCAAATTTATAGCAGGCACAATTTTTGGAATTGCGCTAGCCACAGTGGGATTCAGTGGCATCGCTAGAATCATGGATCGAGGTGTTGACACTGTAAAAACACAAACTCAGGAAATTGCACGATGAAACATTTGATTATGATTGCTGTATTAGCAGTGCTCACAGGATGTGGAACTATGGGCGGTATGGTCGGTGGTGCAGGCGACGACCTTAAAAAAGCCGGCGATTGGATTAAAACTCGTTAAGGATAATCATGAAAAACTTTATTGTATTGGCTGTTGTATCAACGCTGGCAGCTTGTAGTTCTGCTCCCAAAGACACGTTTGAACGCAGGGCTTACGAAGAACAACGACAGCAAGAGAAGAACGTTGAACGTGCAATTGATCAAGCACCCAAGTGGATGACTGAACTTCCCAAGTCAGCTTCTGCGGTGTACCAAAATGGTACCTCTGTTAGCCCCGATATGAGCATGAGCGTTAGCAAGGCCAAGACTGTGGCCTTTGGTAAAATTTGTATGGCAGCAGGCGGCAAAGTAAATCAGCAAAGCAAAATTTATCGCACCGACAGTGACAATGCCAGCACTGAATTTTCTGAACTGGCTATCAAGAGCTTTTGTCCCAATGTGGACATCACTGGAGTAGAGGTAGTAGAAACCAAGATGGTATCTGAGGGCAGTCGATTTAGAACTTACGTACTGATTGCATTGCCCACCGGACCGGCCAATCCCATGGCACGTGAGCGAGATGCACGAGAACAACGCAGGATCGCTGAAACACGCAGTCGTGAAGCATTTAAAGAGATGGAACAAACATCCAAACAGCCACAGTGAGTTAAGTGGTGCATGACAAAACCGGGCATTGCCCGGTTTTTCTCTTAATAAGTTAAGTGTTCATTTGTTTTGAAAGGCTTGCCCAAGCAGGCATTGTCAAGCTGACACATCACTTTGTGTCTTAGGCGCCGAATAATTTTGTGTTTGGTGTCCCAGTTGAATGCTTTTAAGTATCGATAATAAGATGTGCGTTTGTGACGTCGTGCATTACAGCTTGCCAGGTACTGACCAATGGTGTCGGGATCGTACCCAAATCTCTCAATCATTTCGCAGGCAATGTTAAAACTAAATGCGCCCATTTCATCAGTGTCACCGTAGTACTCTTGTTCTCGACGATCTTTAGCACGTTCAGCTGTGCTCAGATATCCAGGTATGGCTTTGAACTTTCTTGCTCGATATTGCCGCATGTGTACAACTTCGTGCAATATAGTATCAGCAAACAAACGACACATCCGTTGAAATCGATATTTTGTTAGATATATCTTTTCGTCAAGAATGTTGTAGTTGAAGTTGACCTCTATGGGTCTTGACTGGTGCTTGCAATCGATATTGCTATAGTACATGCCACCAATGTAAATCCAACCTGGGTCGGTGGTTGTGTCTTTGAGATTCTTTACACGGATGGGAAGATTACGCCGAATATGGCTGCTCAAGATTTTTTGAATTTGTGCCACAGGTATTTCGCGATTGGTCACTTGGTTGCATATTGAATACAACAAGCTATACAAATTATCACGAGTTAACAAAGCCCAATTATACGGTTTTCGATTTGACACAGTTATCTCCCACGTACATTATTACTTAGTGTACTAGAAGATTTGGGCATAGTCAATTAATCGCTGACCTGATAACCAATTTTGCCCTTGTCTTCTTGAGCCGAGCTCTTGGTTCTAAGCTTGACTTGGCCGTCAATTTGAGCAGGCCAGAACGCTTTGGTAACAAGTTTGCCATTCTTGATGTTACTGTAAATCTGCACAAAGTTAAATCCCAAACTGGTTAGAATAGCTTCGCGGAAGTTAGGCACAGCACCTGCATTGACCAGTTTCATTACGTCGTTAATCACAGCATAAAATACCTTGCCGCCATCGGTGGCATTGCCATTTGCCACTTGCGGGCTTAGTCTAGAAGCAGTGGCTTTCATTAATTTCGGAGGTAACTTTCCTCCGTTGTGCTTAAAGCTAGTGACAATGTCTTGCACTTCGTCTGGCTGCCAGGGCAAATATGGGCGCCAGGCTTCGGGCACTAATTCGGGCTGATATTGATAAAACCAGTTCATCAGCGCAAATGGTTGCGTTACACCACTGAGTCCTGGTTCTTGTGCTTTCTTGATAAAGCTATAGGCTTCGGGATATTTTTTCTTTAAAAAATCCGGTACCTTGAGTGATGTCAGTGCTGGTGGTGCGCCTTTTCCAGCAGCCTTGCTGGACATGGCAAGAGCATTACCTGTTGCACGATTTAACAATCCATAACTGTCAGCAATGGGGTTATTGCTGGCCTTGGGAAAATACAACAACAAGCTTCCTAGATCTTGACCAACCCACTCTAAAAATGATTCTCGCTTGGGAAAGTCAGCAACACCATTCAACACACTCATTACACCCAAGAATTCACTTGCGTACAATTCAATGGCTTTTTGTTCTTGTGCGCTGAGATTGGGTGGTACTGTTGGTACTTGACCTTGCGTGATTTGTTTGGCCATGGCAATAACAGCATCGCCTACTTGACCCAGGTCTTTTAAATGAGAGCTAGCAATTTTATTGTAGATATCACTGGCAGGAAAACCACCAAAGTCCAAAATGGTTTGTACGCCAGACTCTAACTTTTCAGGGTCTACGTCAGTGCTGGGGAAAACATCTGACGGCTTGATAGGAATGCCTTCACTTTCTTTGCTGCCAAATTCTACAGTTTTTTGCAGTTCAGTATTCTTAACTGGAGTACCATCAATGGTTTGCATGTTAATCACACCCGACGGCCCGCTTTTTAACCAAGCAGTTACATTTTTTGCTTCTTTGGGATCAATGGTTACTTCATCACCACTGACAGTGGTAAATGGCAGTTTATTGATGACCTTGTAAAGAAATAACTCTTGGCGAGTGAATGGCTTTCCAGTCTTGGGATTTTTGACCCCACTTAGCTTGTTAGCCGGTATTTCGTTTGCCCCTAGCTTGGCCTCGGTTAAATCTTGTAATCGCATGGTGTATTTATTACAATAAATAGATGCCACTATGATAACAATTCCTATTAGAACCTGTGGAGATCACTGGATCAACGTTGAAGAAGTTAAAACACAGCTTGAAAACGCTGGTAGCGCAAGTGCTATTGAATTAGACTTTTTTTGCGAAGGCAGTAGTCTCGACGCCCTGGGCATCACACCAGTGGTATTAGATCATTGCTTGAAACACAACATAAGTCCTGACAAAATAATCATTGCCAACTGGCCTAACTCAGTTGAAGACATACCTTTCCAGCGCAAATATATGCCCTTGATGAGTCACTTTTTTTGGCTCAGCGAGCGTTACTGGTGCGACATTGTACCTTCAACACATCAGTACAGATTTGGTTATTTTGTCGGAAGGCGGACTCCGTCACGAGCCACAATGTTGTACGAACTCTATCATCAACATCGTGACAATTTCCTGTTCAGTGTTATGGGTCAGTTGCCACCCATGCCCTGGGATACAGCGCCAGATGGCAACTATGCTGAACAACTAGACCAGTGGGTCAACCCTAATAAACAAGAACAATTTGTACAGTGGTGGCGTAACTGTCCCGTGCCCAGTATCGACAGCACATTTATCAATCATCAATATGATCCAAGGTTTAATACCAATCAAAGTTTGATATCTCATTACGACCAGTTTGATATTGAACTGGTTGCTGAAACATTTACCCTGGGCACAGCATTCTTTCCCACAGAAAAAACAATACGTCCCTTGGTGACCGGGAAGCCCATAATTGTATACGGGCCTGCAAATTATTTGTCCCGACTAAAAAATCTTGGATTTAAAACATTTAACAGTGCATGGGACGAAAGTTATGATCAATATCAAGGTCCTGAGAGATGGCATAAAATACACAATGTGATTAGCACATTCTTGAGTAACCCTCAAGATGAACAGCTAGACATAGTTGCCAGTGTGCAACCAATTGTTGAACACAATCGTCGTAATTTAATAAAAATAATTGGAAAATATAAACCTTTATGATTGTACATACTGTTGACGAAGGCTGGGGACTTGATTGGCCAATCAAACAATTTGAAAAAGAAATTCTGGACCAGTACCTAGCACCAATAAGAAACGACTCCTCAAAAACTGTGTTGATCAACAGTGTGTGGTATACCACTGATTTACATCAACAAACATTATCACAACTAAGACACATGGATTTTAATCGAATTGTTCTTGTGTCTACACTAGACTGTTCTATCCCACAGCCGGACTGGTTTGCAGAATTCAATTGTGAAGTAATTGGAGTTGGGTATTATCCGGGTGAAGGTTACATTGATTTGTGGGCTCTTGTTGTTGACAAATATTTTAATCTTGAAAAATACACGTTTGGAGATGCATCGGCAATTGACACGGCATACATGTGCTTGAACAGAAAACCCCACCATCACCGACGTCGTTTATATAAACAGTTAACAAGTGCAAATCTGCTGGATCAAGGCATAGTAAGTCTAGGTGGCGACGAAAACTATCCTGCACAACGCATATTGACACTTGATGACGGAATGTCATATATTGCACCAAACCCCGGCAAAGAACAACACGGCATTGCTAATGACATTGCCAGTCTAGGACACCCAGAAAATTGGCAAAGACACTTTTTAAATGTGGTGACTGAAACAGTATGGGATATCAGCAAACTGCATTTTGTCAGTGAAAAAATATTTAAACCCATTGTTGGGGAAAAGCCGTTTATATTGTACGATCCCACCGGCGGAGACACATGGTTTCGCGACAGAGGATTTGCTACCTTCTATCAAGATTTCGGTGACATAACTGACTTGGACATTGCCAAAGATACAAATCAACCGCTGTTTTTACAAGCTCTTTGCAAGCAACCAAAAAGTTATTTGAGCTCCAAATACGTTGCATTGCAAGACAAAATCCTGTACAATAAACATAGATTCAGTGAATACGTAGCTGAACAAAAGACCAAAATTAAACAAGGAATACAATGCCAAATCTAGTACCAATGGTTCTTGAACAAACAAGCAAGGGTGAACGCAGTTACGACATCTACAGTCGCTTGCTAAGAGATCGTGTTATTTTGCTTGAAGGTGAAGTGCATGATCAAATGGCAAATTTAGTTGTTGCTCAGTTGTTGTATCTAGAGAGTGAAGACCCAGACAAAGACATCAGCTTGTATATCAACAGTCCCGGTGGGTCAGTGACAGCTGGAATGGCCATTTACGATGCCATGCAGTTTATCCGTTCTGATGTGCAAACCATTGTCATGGGACAGGCCTGCTCCATGGGGTCATTGTTGGCACAATCTGGTGCCAGGGGCAAGCGCAGTATTCTACCCAATGCTCGTCACATGATTCACCAGCCCTCGGGTGGCGCACGTGGTCAGGCCACTGACATGGAAATTCAAGTACGAGAGATTTTAGCTATGAAGAAGAGTTTAACCCAGATCTATGTTGATCACAACAGTGCTGAGAAAACCTTTGACGAACTCAGCCGAGACATGGAACGTGATAACTTTATGACAGCCGAACAGGCTGTGGCTTATGGGCTAGCCGATAAAGTCATCAATCGACGCAGTTAAATCCAGCCTGCAAATTCATCGGGATCAATGATGGGATGAACTTCCCATCCGTCCCGAGCCCAACGTAATAGCATCAAAAGTGAGTCCAAATAGTTCATTAATACAACTCCTTTACTTCCAATAATGGTATCTGCTGGCGGGACTTTGGCGATATTCGTGGATTATCTCTGCCCAAGACATTAATCCGTTAATGAATTTATTTAGAATATGTTTCATAATCCGTAGTCCTTTTGATTATAACGTTCGATCCAGTAATTGACTTCGCCTTCACTTTGAATGTTTTTTGATTTTAAATACTGCTCTAAACGAGTTTGATAATCTTGTTTGGGGAACATTTCTGCTAATCTCTCTAATAGTCGTGCTATCATATTTTCTCCTTGTTAATGTAGATACTCGTGGTTTCTACGGAGTATTTATGTTGCATTGCAACAACACTCGTGGTTTCTACTGAGTGTTGCACAAACACAACACCAAAAAACACCAGATTTCAGTTGACCAGAATCTGCTCATTTGCTATAATAGAAGCATAGTAAGAAACAAAGGAACTTTAGATGTCATACGTAATCGTTGCTAGAGGTACAGGTCTTATCGTTACAGACGGTCCTAACAAAACTCGTGCCTACAAAACTTATGGTGCCGCCCGTGCCACTCGCACCCGTCTCTGCCGCAAAGCAGGTTGGAGTGCCGGTGATTTGAGCATTGTGGCTCGCGACACTTATGTGGCGCCCAAAATCACAGTTAAGAATTTGATGACGGGCAAGCCCGTGGAAATTGACGCAGACACCCCTTGGTGTTGCAATCCTGCCAGCGAAACTTATTGGAGCATGTGATATGAAGGTTGTTTATAACAGTTTATTGTCGGGTTGGTTCATTGTGCGCGGCGCACATCAAACCCCCATCTCGGGACGTTTTGAAACCAAAGAACAGGCCCTGGCCCACTTGCGCCGACGCGACCCTTTTCATACTGGGTTGTAAAAATACAACACATTTCTGGTTGACCAGAAATACATCATTTGCTATAATAGAAACATACAGTAACGAAACAGGAGCGAAGCATGAACGAGCGACTAGCTCAACTCAAAGCCGCTACAGAAAAGGTAACTGTTCGTAATCCTGACCAGTTTGCCGAAGTGTTTGGCAGGCTCATGATGAATGATTTAGCAAAGATCCTGGAAGACATCCAAAACAACGAAATTGGTGAGGTCAAAATGAACATGGACACTCACTTGGGTTGGCAGATCGCACTTGCTGAAGTTAATGTTAGACTGCAGAAATATTTCAAATAAAGGAGTTTAAAATGGGCACACGTTCAAGAATTGGCGTCATGCATGGCGACATTTGCAAATCAGTTTACTGTCATTGGGACGGCTATTTGGCTCACAATGGCCAGATCTTGCAAGAGCACTATGACAGTGCCAAGGCCAATAACTTGGTGGCACTAGGCGACTTGTCCACCCTGCGTGAAAACGTCATGGTTCCCGATGGTGTTGATCATAGTTTTGAAAAGCCCTTGGCTGGTATCACGGTGTTTTACGGTCGTGACCGTGGCGAGACTGATGTAGAATTCAAAGTGGCACATTCTTTTGACGAGTTCTTGACACAGGTTGATAACTGTGGTGGCGAGTATTACTATGTCATGCAAAATGGTCAATGGTACTGTGGTAGCATGTACGGTGAGCTCAACGGGCGTTTGGTTCTGTTGAGTGAGGCATTGGAATCTCTCAAAGTAGCGGAGGAAGCATGATTCGAGTAATACTTGGACTGATCATAGTCATGTCTGGCGTGGGCGGAATTGAAACCAGCACAGATGATTTTGAGCTGTTCTACTCGGCGCTGATAGCAAGTTTTGGTATATTAGTGATGTATATTGGTGTAAACACTGTCAAGGAGTGATCATGGGTTATCATGTTTTCAAACACAACCAGGAATATAGCCCGCGCCCGGGCCTTGAAGGTCCGTTCCACTATCCCAACGGTCAGGTCTTGTACTATGACCCGCGGGCCGGCGAATACTGGGACCCAAGAACCGATTTTTATGTAGATTCTCAAGATGTTGCACGTTTACAACAGCAGATCTTTGATGTAATCAGCGGTTGACCAGAAATTCCCATTTTGCTATAATACTTGTATTGTAATTAAAAAGGAGTTTGAAATGACTGCACTTGACAACATTGAATTCATTCACAACACCGCATTGGCCGAGGCACAGAAGGCCGAAGCTGAATTTCGTGCCCGCCATGGTGAACCTGGCTACTGTGGGTTTGCTTGGGTTGTAGTACACGAAAAGGCCAGTACCAAGTTGGGTCGTGCATTGAAACAACTGGGTTTCCGCAAAGAGTATGGCGGTGGTTTGAGCCTGTGGAACCCCGGCGGCAGTTTTACGCAGAGCATGGATATCAAAGAAGCAGGTGCTGAAGCCTACGCCAGTGTTCTACGTCAACATGGCATCAATGCCTACATGTCAAGCCGTGCTGACTAATCGGAGATAACAATGACCAATATCAAAGACATCAATTCTGCAATCATGTTTGGTAACTTCACCAACACCGAGCTTATCAGTATCATTGATGCTGTGAAATATGCTCGGGCTCAACTCACACAGAAAACCAAACGTAGTCTCATGCTGGGGGACACTGTGAAGTTTACCAGCACCAAGCACGGTATGCCCATGCAAGGCACTGTGAACAAGATTGCTATCAAGTACATCACAGTTCGTACCGCACAAGGCTTGTGGCGAGTCCCTGCCAACATGTTGGAAGTTGTATGAACCAACGAGCTCTAGAGCTTGCAATAGAAGCAGGAATGTATGTTGACGTTAACGGTAACCCGTGGCCCCGATGGATGGGGGCCGAAGAATGTGAGCAGGCTTACCAAAAGTATGCCGAGTTGATTGTGAGACAATGCGCCCTTACAGCTGGCTTGATGGAACATGAAGGCCGCAAAGGTATTGGCGCACAAATATTAGATAATTTTGGAGTTGAAGAATGACACTATCTCAAAAAGACATTGATGAATTGTTGCAGTGGTCAGGTGCCGTGGCAATCATTGCCGGACACGTCCTCAATGCAGTGGGTCCCGAGGCATATCCTTGGAATATTGCAACCTTTGCTGTGGGCACCGTGATGTTCTTGACATGGGCAATTAGAGTAAACAACAAACCACAGATGCTGGTCAATGTTGTGGCATTTGCTATCGGACTTGCGGGTTTGGTCAAGGCGTTTGTACAATGAAGGTATTTTTAGAAACCACTGAGTGGGAAACAAGCACACCCAATCACGTTTACTTCATGGACGATGGTCGAAGCAAAATGTTTGCTTATGTAAAGTTTGGTCAAGGCAAGCCGTTTAAATTCAAAAACCCAATACGCATTGACACTAGAGGTCGTAAGTTTAAAGAAGTACCAAATACTTGGAACTTTTCTCTAAAGGAAGATGAACCCGAAGGTCGCGTATGGACAGTAAAAGGCAGCAAAGGTGATGAGTACACGGTATCAGAAATCAACGGTAACTATTCTTGTACCTGCTCGGGTTTCAAGTTTCGCGGTGACTGTAAACATGTAAAATCCGTGCAGTAAAATTTTAAACATAAAAATGCCCCTTTCGGGGCATTTATATTATCGATTTGCGATATACATTGTGATTTCGAAACCGTAGCGCATTTCAGTTGCTTCTGGCTTTGTCCACATAGTAGTTCTCCTTTTAACAAATATACTGCATTAGTATGTACCACTATTATACTGGAGAAACTGCCTATTTCACATAGTGAATATCATTAATCTTATATCGTTTTTCTACGTATCTCTGTTCGGTAATACTGTTTAGCAGTAAGAATAACAGCACCAATAAACGGAAGCAATTTTCCTTTAAAAAGTTATGGTCTCGCATCTTTGTCTGTGTGCCGGACTTGCGTCGTGTTGACGGCACACAGAACCCTTTTACAGGTTAGCTACTCCCCATGAATATTTATTAGCTATTCAATACCTTGGCAACACTATTCATAACGCTGGCAATACGACCAATGTCACGAAGCTGTTCTACTGTATAGCCTTCCTTCTTGAGTGTTTCGTAATGTGCCTTAACACAGAAATGGCACTTGCCAACAATGCTTGCGGCCAAGCTATAGGCTTCAAATCGAGCTTTAGTTGTGCCGCCATGTGACGCAATAGCATTCATACGTAACTGAGCGGGTAGTCCTTTTAGAGCAGGGTCGTCTGCCATTTCAACGTAAGGATACCATACGTTGTTTTGAGCCATGATGCTGGCGGCAGTAAGGGCGGCATCGGCTTCTTTGCGATCTGCAATCTGGCTATGGACCCATGTCCAAAGCTTGCTGTTGCCTGTGGCAAAAGCCGCCGCCAATGCCACAGCTTCGGCTTCATCCACAGGCAATGCACTGCGTTTGATCACAGCGTCAATATTGAGCTTGGTATCCTTTGCGTATTCGGGAATACTGGATTCTTTTAATGCGTCTACCCATTGGGTCATTTTGTTTCTCCTAAAATAATATTGTGTTTTGCAAATTCATCCACCAGCCAGGGAAAAGTTTTTGGCCAGCTGGTTGATCTACGTCGATCTAACTCGTTAAGGTACAAATACAAGTTGAATATCTCCTTGACGTTTGGATTACTGCTACAAGACTGTTTGGCAATGCCTTCAAGATACTGACGACTAGACAAGTCCTCGGGAGTTGATGTTGGCTTCAGTGCCAGGGCTTTTTCAAAATCTTCTTTGAATATAGCACCAAACATATCAATTGACTGATTGTTTCTTCCTTGCACAGAATTTTGATAGTGATGAACTCTACGAGTTTTATTCCAGTGATTTATTTTATCTATCAATGTTGGCAAAGTTTTTATGGTAAGCGGTGTTACTGTGGAACCAATGATCAAATTGATCCAGTGCTGTGATAACAAATATTCAAAATTTCTTTCCCATACTGTTAGGTTCAAGGGAAAGCGAACATACTCTTGCTCGGGACCCCAACAATCCAAACTGGCAGTTACTTCAAATTCTCTGAGATGGTTGGTGTCGATTAGTTTCTTCACACGTTCGACTATCTTCACAAGATGTGGTAATCGTGTGTTTAAATTTGTGAATATTTGCAATTTGAGTTCTGGTGCGGGGTGCTGTTCAAATAAATCCAAGCACTGTTCAAACTCGTCTTGGTATAACGGCTCACCACCCAGCACGTTAAACACTGTTAGATTATGTACATTTTTTTTCAGCCACTCAAACAACTTGTTTTTATTGTCTTTGAGGTCTGGGCTCTTCTTAAAGCTCGGCGATAAGAAACTGGTTTCAAGACTTTCATGTACATACAAACCGTGTTTTTTGTTTTCGGCGTCCCACAGGCTTGAATACAATGGACCACAATACATGCATTTTAAGTTGCAGGTATTGTCAAAATAAACTTCAAGTATCCTTGGAGTTACATGCACAGCATGCAGATCAATATCCAGCTCAGGTGGTGCATGCATTCCGGGGAAGTCTAAGTTGGTGATTCGATCACTGGCACCGCCAACAGCTTCAATGTCACGACAGTATTCACATCCGCCGCCAGGCCACTTCCCTTCAAGCATTTTTGTTCTTGCTTGCATTTTTTCTGGGGTGTTGTGAAAATCAAATGTGTCGGGATCAAACTTGCTGCCAAATGTTCTATGGCAACTTGAAGTCATGCCAGTGGTTAAAAACAAAGTGCTCCAGTTCCATTTTAGTTGACACGCTGTAGCAGTTTTAATCGGAAAAATTTTATGTGATAGTTTGGATGACTTTTTAAACAAGCCCGGGACATAACCAAACCGAGTCTTGCACTCTTGTTGAATAAGTTCGGGTAAAAATCTAAACTGCTCCTCGGACTCACAGTCGGGCCAGGACTGATCTCGAATCTCTTGATAAAACTCTTTCCAAGAAGACATTGATTTTTACCCTTTTGATCTAATTAAAGTGTTTCGCCGCCAACTGTACGATTGCAAGCACACAGTTCACCTGTTTGCAGTGCATCCAATACACGCAGAGTTTCTTCTGGGCTACGACCAACGTTGAGGTTGTTAACAGTAACGTGCTGAATTTCGTTGTTAGGATCAACAATGAATGTTGCACGAAGTGCGGCACCTGCAGGAGCATAGAGCACACCTAGTTGTTCAATCAAGCTGAGTTCACCGCGCTGTGTATCAGCAAACTGGTGATGTGTGATCTTTTGTAGATCGGGGTGTGCTTTTTGCCATGCTACCTTGCAGAACTCGTTGTCTGTGCTACCCGTTAGCAATACTGCATCACGGTCGGCAAAATCTTGTGCCAACTTGTCATACGCCACAATTTCAGTGGGGCAAACAAATGTAAAATCTTTTGGATAGTAAACAATTACTTTCCACTTGCCTTCAAACGAGCGTTCAGTAATGGTGTAAAAAGCATCTTCTGGTTGCCCAGGACGCACGCCAGTGATGGCAAAAGTGGTGAGTTGGTCGCCTACAGTTTTCATTTTTGATTTCCTTTAAGTTAAAAATTGATACTCAGTGTTTGTACTGAGGGTTTATTGTACACATATATATCAATGAAATCAAGCAAAATCTATGAATTTGCTTGAAATTATTTTTATGACGATAATAGACAAAATAAAAGGCGCACCGGCGCCTTTTATCATAAGTGCAATCTAATTTTAGAATGCTTTGCGCATGCCAATTGCAAATGCGTCAATGGCTTGTCCCTTGGCAGGAGCACCTGCTGTCATACCAAAGATTGGGCCCATATTGGCGTTACCTTGGTTGTCAGCACGACTATACAATGCAAACACTGCAAACGTTTTAGAAAAATTGTATTGACCATACACAGAAGTCAAGTTAACTTTGTTTGCGTCAACTGTTTTGTCCACAACTGCTGTGTACTGTGCGGCAACACGAGTTCGATCATTGACTTTATAACTGACACCAAGAGCATTGGCATCAAAATCATTGCCATACGCAGTACCAACTGGAGCATTGCGTGCGGCAGTGATAATACCGCTAGCAGAAATGCTCATTGGAGTCGTCATGCAGTTACCACCAGATTTGGTTTCACTGCACTGGCCCCATCGAGCACCAAAGTAACCATACTTGAATGTAAGGTCTTTATATGTGTATGCGGCACCGGCCATTTGGGTTTTTAGCTGGGTAGCACCGGTGTTGTCGTTAACATCTTGTACGCCAACTAGTGCTGAGAATGGACCTTTTTCATATTCGACCACAACGTTGCGTTGACCTTGTTGTTCGAATTCGTTGCTGGCAGTTGGACCATTCTGGTTCATTCCCCACATGGCATGAACAGTGACACCGTTGTAAGTTGGTGACTTCCAGCCAATACCGTTGCTGTAGTTGTTGGGACCACCGTTGATACCGGACACATTCAAGTCTGGATTAAGTGGAGCAACTACACCACTCAACATACGATTACCGGATGAACCGTGTCCGGTCAATGTACCGTTGACTGCACCAATACCACCAGAGGCAATACCAAGCGCATCCAAACGTGTGGACATGTAAAATTGTGGAGTCAATTGACGTCCAAGTGTAAAGTTACCAACTGTTGGTGTGATTATTTCCAAGTTGGCTTTGCGATAAAACAACGAGGTAGAACCACCCGAAATAGCATAACCATTACCAGGGTTGGTACCACCAACACCGCTTAACGACGAGCTAACATTACCACTGTTGGTATTAACTGCGGTTTCCAAGTTAACTGATGCTTTGTACCCACCAGCAATGTCGTGTGTTCCACGGAAGCCCAATGAGCTGTTGCCTAAAACAGAACTGGACATATTAAATGCGTTGAGTCCCGGGGCATTGTGTGCAACACCGGCAATATTCAAATTGCCATAAATTTGAAGTGGTGCTTCTTGCGACTGCGCCTGCGCAGTAGAGAACCCCGCGGCAATAAGCAGAGGTAGAAGTAGTTTTTTCATTTCGTTTCCTTTTGATTTGAATTCACGACAACTGTCGAAGTCGTATTATATTATATAGCACACTTAGAAAGTATACAAGAAATTTACTGTCGTGTGGAAAAATTATTTAGGTATGCTTCACCAAAACTACGGTATTTGGCAAGATCTATGCTTGTTTTATTCTGCGATCTGTTATAAACTAGAATCACGATGCAAGGACATCGACTTAAATTAAAGGAACTTTTTATGAAACACATGAATCCAGAAACCAAAACTTTCAAGGTCTTCTCTGCCCTACGCAACGGCGAGAGTCTTACTCCTGCCGAAGCCAAAAAGCGTTTTGGTGTAGGTAACTTGGCTGCCGAAGCCAGCCGTATTCGTCAGCATGGCTTTGCTGTTTACGCCAACAGCCGTAAAGCAGGTAATGGTGTTCAGGTCACTGAGTATGTAATTGGCAAGCCAAGCCGTAAAATTGTAGCCGCTGGTTACAAGGCCTTGGCTTTAGGTTTGGTCTAACCCACTCGCTGAACTGCCCAAACAGTTCACAATGTGAAAAAGCCACCGCCCCGGTGGCTTTTTCTTTAAATAGTGCAATGAATATTACAGGATTTCACATAGAGCCCACTAACATGTGTACACTTAAATGTGCTGGGTGTGCTCGCACCAGATTTATCGATCAATGGCCACAGCACTGGCGCAATCAAAATTTGAGTATCACCGCCCTGACGCAATTCCTTGATATCGATATAACAGGGTTGTCAGTAGATTTTTGTGGTGATTATGGTGATCCTATCTATCATCCTGAATTTATTGAGATGGTCAGGGCAGTCAAGCAACGCGGGGCACGAGTTACCATTACTACCAATGGCAGTTATCACAAAGCTGATTGGTGGCAGGAGTTATGTAATCACCTAGATGGTGTTGACATCATCAGATTTAGCATAGACGGTCTTCCCGATAACTTTACTCAGTATCGTAAAAATGCCGACTGGGAATCAATTAAAGTGGGAATTGATGTGTGCAGAAAAAATACAGTTCAACTGGTCTGGAAATTTATTCCGTTTGCCTACAACTATTGTCAAATTGATCAAGCACAACAGTTGGCTACTAATTTAGGCATGCAATTTGCTCTGGACGCCAGCGATAGGTTTGATGCAGTTACTATGCACTACCGGCCACCTGCTGAGTTCTTGCGCAGTAGGTCACATGTGCAGGAACAAGTTAAACAAGGAATCCAACACACAGTAACACCCAAGTGTAGTAATGGCAGGATGCACTACATTTCGGCAAGTGGGCATTATGTTTCATGTTGCTATCTAGCCGATCATAGATTTTACTACAAAACTGATTTTGGAAAGAACAAGCAGTCTTATCAAATTGATCAAACCACTCTTACCCAACTAATCAATCAATCAAGGATGGTCGAATTTTATCAAAGCATTGATACAAGTCCACATATTGCATGCCAATTTAACTGCCCAACCACAAAAACATCTTGACTTATAAATGCATTTTGTGTATAATACACTGAGTATAGTATTTTGGAGATTTTACGTATGCACGATGCCAAAAGATGGGTAGTAGTAATTGAAGAGGATCCCGAAACCGGAGATGGTATTTTGACGTTTCCGCCTGACTTGTTAGAAGCCGCAGGGTGGCATGAAGGTGATGTACTCAATTGGGAAGATAACAAAGACGGTTCATGGACGTTAACCAAAAAGGATATGAAATGAAAGTTTACATCGGCAAATATCGAAATCACTGGATTTCACCTTACACTGTGTTGGATTACATGTTCTTTTGGACAGACTGGTCAAAGTGTAGTCGCAACAAAAGTCTGCAATCTGCCATTGATGAGATGGATGGCAAATACAAATATGTAGAACATCCTGAGTGGGTAGAAAAGTGGTCAGATCGACTTGAGCCCATTAGCCGAGGCATCCAGTGGGTGTTGGATCGAGTACATCCAAAGATTGATTATGTAAAGATTGACAAATGGGATACTTGGAGCATGGATCATACCTTGGCTCATATTGTGTTGCCCATGTTGAAACAACTGCAAGCAACCAAACATGGTAGCCCATTGGTAGATGACGAAGATGTTCCTGAAGAACTTCGTTCTACCAGTGCCCCTCCTAAAGAAAACGAGTGGGACACAGACGGCAATCACTTTAAACGCTGGGACTGGGCGTTTGACGAAATGATCTTTGCATTTGAATGCAAGATAGATGATTCTTGGCAAGATGCTTTCCGTTCAGGCGATCATGACCTACTGTGGATTCCTGTGGATGCAAACGGCAATGAAGTCCCCAAGGGCGAGCACAAGTACTACCAAATGTCTCATGGCCCCAACGACACTTACAAATGCGACTACGAAGGCATGAAAGTGGTAGAAGCACGTATTCAAAACGGTTTCCGTTTATTTGGCAAATACTATCAAGCCCTGTGGGATTGATAAAAACTGGAGTTTGCATGAATTTGGCAACCATGGTAAAGCAACTTAATCAACCCAAAGAAAATAAAAAAGTTTCCAAGCAAAGATATGATCTTTGGAGATCTGGGTACATGTTTGACGCTCTTAAAGGACTACGATACGGCCAAAGTTTTTGTAATCACTTTAATATCACAGATTATATACTGTATTATGATATCAAGTCAGAGCGGTGTCATAGGTATATTTGCAAAAATTATGTCCAACAAAGAATCACGACGTGAGTGTAACAGAACAACCACGTACTAAAGAAAGTTTCAAATACACATGTGAAATATCCAAACCATTTGGACATCTCGATTATGTGATAGATTGGTGCAAGTCTGAACTGGCGCATGACTGGCGCTGGCAACTTGTGTCTGTTAGCACTGATCGGCGCCCAGGAATTTATGTATTTTACTTTGATAACGAGCAAGACGTACTAGCATTCAATTTGAAGTGGCTGTAATTAATCAAATTCGAACAAAAAATAAACTGTTGTTATTATACCTGTTTAGTGTGCTATATAAACTTGCGTCCGTAAAATTTCACAAGAGCTTTTGTATATTTTCAGGCTCTTGGTGTGTGAAAACACACTAACACAAAGGAGAAACCAATGGAAAAATATATTAAACTATCACTGCATACTGTGGTGTTTTTAATAATTGCCACTTTCGGCATAACGCTGATTAATGCAGTAACCCAAAACAAACTAAGCCGTTTGGCAGATGCCGACATCAGTTCAGTATCTACAATTGGCGAATTCAAGGCTGCGCTCAAAGACAAAGAGCGCCGATTGCAATGCATGACCCAAAACATATATTGGGAAGCTGCCAGTGAGCCTGCCGAAGGCAAGCTAGCAGTGGCACAGATTGTAATGAACCGGGTGGAGAGTGGAAAATTTCCCGATGACCCATGCCAAGTTGTACACCAAAAGAATGTGGTGTATCAACGAGTGCTGTGCCAATTTTCATGGTATTGTGAGCAAACTTTCAAGACTCGACCTATTCATAAGAACCTTTGGCTTGAAAGTGAAGAAGCCGCAAAGATGGTGATGTTTGATGGGTTCAGGATTCCTGAACTCAAAGATGCACTGTACTATCATGCTGACTATGTTAACCCACAATGGAACAAACGCCGTGTGGCCAAAATTGGTCGTCACATTTTTTATAAGGACCTGTAAATGAAAAACTTTGATATTGAAAAAATCGTTACTACCTTTCAATCTTATATTGCCCCAATCTCGGCAGCCACGCTGAGTTGGTTGGCAGTGATCTTGTTTCATTCAGCCACTTTGCCAACACTGATTGCTGTGCTAACTGGACTCAGTGATCGGATGCCCAGTGTAGACATGGTGATGTTGACCTGGGCAGGTCTCACTGCAATGTTTGCTCAGGCAGTGGTACAACGCAATTTCTTAAACATTGTGACCATTGCTCTGGGTTTTATTATCCAAAGTAGTCTCATGGTGTTGATTTTCTTCAAGTGATCTGTTATACTTGCTAGATGAACTTACATAGATTTTTAGATAGACTTGAAGAGTGGTGGCGTTATCCACAGCCCACCAAAGCACAAAAGCAACTGCTGGGTCTGTACACTGATGTAATTGACACAGAGTTTACTGCTGTACGCCTGGCCAGTGAAGAGTCTGCTCGTTATGTGCTAAATCACATGCGAGCAGTTCCAAACTTTGACACTGATTATGATTTGCATGAGTGGGTCGCTACTACACAACTAGATCGTGGATTGTTGGCGCATGGGCAAATTTTAGAGTTTGGTGTAGCTACCGGAAGAACATTGAATCAATTTGCACATTGGTTACCACACAAAACTGTTTATGGGTTTGATGGGTTTGATGGTCTTCCCGAAGACTGGACATCCAGGATGCGCAAGGGATTTTTTGCCAGAGATCATTTGCCTCGTGTGCGCCGAAACTGTGAACTTGTGGTGGGTTGGTTCAATGAAACACTGCCGGGTTTTGTTGAAAAACATCCGGAGCCAATTGCACTATTACATGTTGACTGTGACTTGTATTCGAGTACAGTTACAATTTTAAACAACTTGAAAAACAACATTGTGCCAGGTACTGTGATTGTGTTTGATGAATACATTAACTATCCAGGCTGGCAATTGGATGAGTTTAAAGCCTGGCAAGAGCATTGTAAGGCGTATGGTGTCAGGTACAAATACATTGGCAGAGTTTCTAAACACCAAAAAGTAGCAGTAAAGGTGTTGTAAAAACGCAACACTGTGCTGGTTGACAACAATCAGAATTTTCGCGTATAATATGCATACGGTAGAAGATCCTACCGGCTAACCTAAAGACAATGACGTGGCGTGGGGTCACAGATTTGAATGGTTACGAACGAAAGGTACTCGACTATGGCAACAGCCAACATCTCCTACGCGGCTCAACGCAACTCTGTTTATCAAAACTCTTCTTCTAATCTTGTTGACTTGGTACAACGTCTCAATGACACCGTTGCCGCCATGCCACTACAGGCACAACGCAACTGGCAAAGCAAGCTTGCCAAAGCATTGGCAACGTTCAAGCGAAACAACCCCGGACTCCGTAGCATCAACGATCCCAAATTCCGTTTGTGCAAGAGTTTGATGCGTAAACTCAAAGACATTCAGATTGATACCACAATGCAACGTGAACCTAACTTGCAGTGGATCATAACCATCATTGAAAACTTCCGTGCATATCAGGCACAGCCCATTCAGGTATATGAAACTTCCACTGGGATGGGAGCATGGGATGGTCAACACACTTCGCTGGCCCTGTACTTGATTGCCACCCAAGCCCTGGGCATGCCTTTTGAAGATGTTGAAGTCCCAGTCAACATCTATGACATTGTGAGCCGTGGTGAGATTCGCGGCAACTTTATTAACAACAACACCACAGTGGGCAAGAATGCCGGCAAGAAGCCACTAGACATCATTGACATTATTACACAAATGATCTATGGTGTAGAGGTTGACGGTGTTACCGAGCAAGAATGGGTAGATGCACATGCCAAGTGGCAAGCCATTGCGGCCGCAGGCATGTTTATGACTGCCGACAAGTTCAACGACACAGATCAAGTTGGTGCTATTAGTCGTCTCAACGAGATCAACGACTCTAGTGTCAACGTGGTAAAGAAGTTTGCTGTATACGGCAAGTATGTTGTGGGCTTGCAACAACGTCCTATTAACACTAAGGAAATTCCCATCATCATGGAGTTCCTTAACATCTGTGAACAGCAAGACATTACCTATACTGATACCGAGATTGAAGACTTGGCTCAGCATTGTGTTGACTTGTTTGACGCAAACTTTGATGCTAAAGGCCCGTATTGGGAACAGTGTCATCAAGCCAACATCAATGCGTGGAACAAGCACAACAAAGGACGTCCTAAAACTGACTGGACTGACCCTCCACGTAACAACAAGAACACCCCACAAGGTACGGCGTTCTTTTGGCACCAACTCAACTCAACTTGGGTTCCCACACAACCAGCTGGATTTAAGTTTCCCAAGATGCCGTTCAGTGTTTACACACCTGATGTAAAGGACATGTTCTAATGACATTACCTGATGAAAGATATCGAGCAGTTGTTCAGACTCAAAAGTTTCTAGTTGAGATCTTGAACACGCCGCGTGTCCCAAAAGCAATTAAAGAACAGGCTAGATGGTGTCTTAGACACTATCCTACCGACTGGGATATGCAACGGACGGCACTTCAGGCGCCTGACGTAT